ATACAAGCCGTTGCCTTCCGCCTGAATCGTGCCCATGCCCAGCGCCTGCGTGCCACCATCGCCCGTGACATACACGGTCACGACGCCCGCGAAAGGGGAGCCGTTGCCGACGTCAAGCATTTCCGCGCCAATCACTTGACCGGCGACCCCTTTAACCATGAAAGCGCGTGTAGTGTAACACCTTAGTGTGTCTCCGGCTGGGACTTCGACGGCCCCAACAGTTGATTGCTGTTCGCTGCCCATTCCGGCTTGAAATGCACGATCGCGCTGTCATTCCGCCGCGGCTTGACGGATTGCGCCGGCCAATTCGGCTGCCACTGCGCCACCACCGTGCCGAGGTTCGCCACGCTCAACGCGTAGATCGGCGGCGGCTGCGAGCCAGGCGGCGGCAGACTGGCGATCATCGTCGGCGCCGACTGCGCGGGCCATGTCTGCGCCCACTGGCTGACGGCGATGATGATTTCGGTAGCGGTCAGCGGCCCAGATGGCACCGGCTGGCTTGAGCCTGGCTGAATCGCAGTGACGAGGCGCTGTGGCTGATCCCAGCCACGCGGCCATGCTTGCAGAATGACGAGCTCGGTCGCCGTCAACGGCGGATTGCTCGGCGGCGCTGGCGTTCCCTGCACCACGGCCAGTGGGCGGGCTTGGGCCGGCCATGTCGTCGGCCACGCGCCGACCGACTCCGAGATTTCGGAGGGCGAGAGCGGACCTTGCGGGATAGGCTGTGCGCCCGGCGAAGGCTGAACGACAACAATGGGCCGCGATTGGGCCGCCCATGCTGTCGGCCACGACGCCACGATGAGGGCCAGATTCGTTGGGCTGATCGGCCCTTCTGGCGTCGGCTGATTGACGACGGGCGGCACGAACCACGCCGCCACCTTCGGCCCGGTCTGCGCGGGCCACTCGGTCGGCCAAAGCCGCTGGATCAGCAGTTCTGTCTGCGTCAGCGGCCCTTGCGGACTCGGCTGGTCGCCTGTCGATGGTTGCTTCAGCGTCGGCAGCCGCTGCGGCTGATCCCAGCCACGTGGCCATGCCCCCACGATCGCCACATCGGCCGTGGGGAGCGGACCCACGTTGATCGTCGGCGTCGTCGGCTGCGTGGCGGCGACGGCCTTGGATTGCGAGGACCACGTGATTTCCCACGCCAGCCGAATCTGCGCCAGCTGTGACGCTAAAAGCGGACTCTGTCGAACCGGCTGATCCCCGCTGGACGGTTGCACCAGCAGCGGCGCACGCTGCGATGGCCAATCGATCGCCCAACTGCGCTGGATGGCGATTTCAGTCGGACTGCTCGGTCCCGTAATCGGCGGCTGATCCGGGTTATCTGGCGCAATCGTCCACGTTGTGACGACTTCAATAACAGTCGCGTCATACCAGGCAGAAAGAATACTGTTCTGCTCGCGCGGGCCAGGAAGGAAAGATTGCGCCCCTGATGGCGGCGGAATGATCGCCGCGTTGATGGGCGGCTTTTGTGCGGGCCAATCCGTCGGCCACGATCGCGTAATCGCTAATTCGGTTGCGCTCAGGGGCGCATTAATCGGCGGTTGATCCCCCGTAAGTGGCTGTTTAAGTTGGATCAGCGCTTGCGGTTGAGCCCACCCCGTTGGCCACGAGCCCACGAGCGATTGCCGCACATAGGGCGGCGGCGGCGAGATGATCGGCGGCAGAATCAGCTGTCCGCTGATCGGTGCCTTCTGCGCTGGCCATGTCGGTGGGTCCCAGCCCACGGTCGGCAGTCGATAGGTCTGCCGAGGCGGCGGTTGCTGCCCCGTCGGGAGGGTCAGCGGCGCAATCTTGACGGTGTTGGCGTTGCGAGTATGGAGGCGTGGTTCCTGATCGGCCGGCCACGAGGCCAGCACGGCCACCATCATTAAGGCGGCCTGCACCTGCCGGCGCGGCGGTTCGCTGCCGGCCGATGGCGGCGGCTCATGCGGGATAGGCGGCGCATAGCTGGCCGATCCTTGCGCGAAGGGCGGCGGCGGCGGATAGAAAAACGCCATGCTACTGCGTCAGGATACCAACCATATAGGTCTGATGGGGCACGAAGACCGCAGGCGGCGCCTGCCGCAGCACCGCCGCGATGATGCCACCCCTAGCGAAGTTTATTGACATCGTAGCTGACGCCGTCACCGTGCCAACGGAGGACGAAAAGATCCAATCTTCCAAAATATCTCCGGTTCCCGCGTTCGCCGTGCGCGCTGTGAAATTCGTGCCAGCGGTCCCATTGTTATCACTCGTATAGGCGATCGCCACGATCGCCCCAGCGGTGACGGTAGGTGTGAGATTTGCAGTCGTCACCGTCGCAACGCTCGTGGCGGTGCCCGTAGCCGTCACGCTATCAAACAAGGTCGCCGAATCCTGTCCGCTATATTCAGCGATGTTAAAGGCATTATCCGAAACCGTTGGCGTGCTGTTGAAATGAACCGTGACCACCGTCATGCCAGACGCGACGAGGGGCGACCCATACATCCGCATAAACCCATCAACCGGACGCGTCAACTTCCCGGCCCCACAATCGGCATACGTGCTGCCTTTGTCGTCCGTGACTGAGGAAATATCGACGCTGCCCGCGCCTTTCCAGAACATGCATACGACCACGGCGTTCGAGGCACCCGTCGCCGCGATCGTGATCGCCACATTATTCGACCCGTCAACGTCAGCGAAACTTTCTACTCCTTGGACGAAGCCAATCGACATTAGGGACTCACAAACGTGGTCACGCTTGAGGCGGCAAGCGTGGTCGATAACACACCCGACACGACGGCCACGCCGGTTTGCGCGGCTAGATCATGTGTGGCATCGGTCAGGTAGGGTGTCATCGTCGTCAGGCTTGAGGGCAGACCAAACGTCAGCCCAACGGATCCGCCCGTATTGATCGCCACCACAACATATGTTGTCCCAGACATAAACGCGGTAACGGATACATTGGCCACGGTGCCCGTCGTGCTCACGCGCACATAGCCCGGCCGCACAAACTTTGACCAGTTCCCGAGGGCATAGAGCCGCTTGGTTAGCGTCGTATCGGCGCCGCTGCTCGTGCCGTTCCCGATCAGTCCCTCATTGTCCGTATTGTTGCTGATCATCCACCAATAGCACCACATCGAGACATTGGCACTCGTGAGGGCCGCATGAATCCATCCGGCCACGACCAAGGCATTCGTGATGCTTGCGTCGAAGGCGTCGAAAGACGCCATTTCCGTCTGCCAGGTCGCCGTCCCCGCATGGATCACGGCGGGCGTGCCGGAGTATTGATGCGTCACCGCCCGATCCAGATACGGCGCCGCCGTCCCATCCGCCAGCACGGCCGTCACATACGAGGCGGCGGTATCCCAATTCGACGTGGCGGGCAGCACCAGTAAGGGACGCGGCGTCAGCGCCGCCACTAAGGGGCCGAGCACCTTGACGAAGTTCGTCATCTCAGCGGTCGTATATTGCATGGATCGATTGGGGGCACCGAGATCGGGTTCGTTCTGGACTTCAAGGGCGTAAAGATTCACGCTCGCATTCGTCTGAACGAGTCCCTGAAAGGCGGCCAGTGTGCCAGCCCAGGCACTATAACTGCCACTGAGTAAATGCCCACCGAATTCCGATCCGCTATCTTTTTGACCCGCGGCGGCGCTCCACGTCGAGGCGATAATCTTCGCGCCGCGCGCAGCAGCCTTCACATAGTTGGAATAGAACGACATGGATGTGCCATCAGACCATATACCTGTGCGGAGAATGGAGAGGCCAATGCCAGCGGTCGTGCTGAAAAATGTATCAGCGAGGGCGTCTGAGAGGGGCGTCGCATCGCGAAAGACATCCGCGGTGCCGAAACCTTCGATCGTTTGCTGCGGTGCGAGGCGATTGATGGTGATATCGCCCGTGCCATCAGGCCCGGGAGCATGTGAGGGCGTAATGCCATGCCCCCGGGTCGACGGAATGTAATAGGTGCCCATAAGCCCGTTACCTATGGGCACCCGAAGGGATTAACCGATTTCGCGATACGCCACGCCCCACGACCATGAGGTCAGCGTGCCCGGCGTGCTCGTGAACTGCAGAAAGTTCCCAGACGTGCACCCAGGCATGGCGAGCATGGTTTCAGCCGGCGTCGGCACCCAGAGCCAGCCGTTCAGTACGTTGAAGTTATCCCAATAGATTTTGACTTCGGTGCCGCCGCCGTTGGCCGAGCTGTTGACGCCGCAGGTGCCCGCAGCGCCTGAGGTGCCGCCCACGAGGTTGGCGGTCGGCAGGCCCAGCGACGTTTTGGCCGGCGTGGCGCTAACCACGGTTGGAAACACGGTCAGCTTCGTGCCGAGGGCGATCCCCTGCTGCGCGCTGGTCGCATTGGCCCGCTGACTCGCCCAGGCGCGGAGGATTTCGTAGCCGGGCACGGCGGCGCCGCCGGCTGAGGGATTCATGAACACCAACTGCGGCGCCGCAACCACGGTCTGCGCGTCGACGGAAATCGTATAGGTGCGGTCAGCCACGGGAGACTCCTTTTACTGCGATGACAGTTCGCCAGCCATGACAAACGTCTGGCCCGGCCGTTCGTAATCGATTTCCTGCCCTGTGCGCGCGTCCAGACACTTCAACCGCTCGACCTGCCCTGTCCCATTGCATTTCGGACAATCGATCGTGAGATCTTCCCCGGTCAGCCGGTTATACCCCAGCCACATCTTGCCGGGATGCCGCTTGTAATCGCTGCACGCAATGCACTTCATCCAGCCCACCGGAATCATGATGACGGGCACGGCTTCTTGCGGCATTACGCGCTCTTCGCCTTCTTCGGCTCAAACGAGGCCAGCATGGCTTCCAAGTCTTCCGCGGAGAGTTCGGCCATCTGCTCTTGAATGGCCTGCATCCGCGCTTTCTTCTGCCCGTCAATCACGAGCGCGCGATCCGCTGGCGACAACTTCTCGAGCATCGCCCGAATGTACTCCGCCTGATCGACCACCGCCGTGCCTGGGTCCATCTCGAGATAGCCCTGCGCGAGCATCCGCTTATGCTCCGGTTCGCTCTGTACCGTGATCTCTTCGCCGTCCGAACTCCACAACAGGCGCGGATAGGGAAACGTCTTGCCGGCATCCGGGTTGTTGCGTGGCCCTTCGACAGACCAGAAAAACGTCGGCCGCGGGTCATCCTTCGTCGGCAGCAACCGCAGATCATGCAACTGCCGCGGGCGGAACGGTGAGCGCCCGCCTTGCAGATCCGCCGTGTTCAGCGAGCCGTCTGCAATCGCCGCCCGAATTTCTGCGAGCAGTTCAGCATTCAGTGCCATTAGTAGCCCTTCAGCTCCGATTCCACAATCGTGTTCGTGCCCACGAAGTTGGTGCCGCCATTGAACGAGACGCCCAGGAATCCGCCCGGCGTCGAATCAAAGGCCGACGACACCACGGACAACTGACCATTCCCAGAGGCGCCGGTCGCCACAAGGCCCGTCGCCGCCAGCGCATGACTACAGACACATGTGCCGGCCATAATCGCGGCCGTGCCGCCGAGGCGGATATGCGATGTGACCGTAAAGGTGCCAGTATCCACGGCCGCCGTGCCTGCGCCCCAGGTAAACGTCAGAATCGCCGGATCGGCCACGGTCCCGAGCGTGCCATACCGCACGATGACGGTGGCCGCCGCGGTGCCTGCCGCCGTCTTCACCATGTCGAAGACACAGGTGAAGCGCATGCCATTCTGGATGACACCCGGCCCGACCGGAATCGCGGATCCCGCCAGATAGGTATCCGCCGCGTAGCCCGTTGAGGAGGTGACACTCGCCACACTCACGGCCGAATTGAGAATCTGATTAAACGCCGGGCCGATCTGATAGGTCTGCTGAAACTCACTGGTTAGCCCATACCAGACCGGGGCGCCGTTTTCGTGCGGCAGTGAGATCGAGCCGTTGTAGCCGGGCACGACCCCGATGGTCGGTGACACCGTGACATCCGTCACGCGAAAATATTCATCTTCGCAGAGGATGATCATTTTGTTCGCGATGCCGGTCGCGGACGTCAACTTCAGCGTCTTATCATTGGCCGCTTTGGCGAGGGCGAGCGTCGTGGATACGAGTGCCATTAGGCCACCGTGACGCCGTTCTGTGCCACGCAGGCCCAGACGCCGTTAGATGCTTTCATCGTGCAACTATTGCCGACCGCGCCGCCGAAGGTCGCCACGTCTGTGGCTGCGGCGTTACCCGCCATCGTGATCGTATGCGCCTGCGCCGTCGTGCTGATAAACACGAGCGTATTCTGCTGATCAATGGCTGGTGCGGCGAGCGTCATTGCGCCGACGCCCGCTTTCGTCAGGTAGATAATCGCCACGTCTGAGGTCGGCACGGTGCCCACGCCGCCAGGGCCGGTAATGGCGCCGCTGACGCCGAAGCTCTGACTCGTAACCGTTCCACGTGGAACGACTCCGACGTTCACGAAATCGCTTTGCACGCCGTAGATGACCGGCGCGAGGATGCCGTGCGGCCCGGCCGTTGAGCCGAGATAGCCGGGCACGACACCAAGGACTGGCGTCAAGGCGTTGCTGGTGATCCGCATCCATTCGGCATCCACCAGCGCCAGCATTTTCGGCAGGGCGCCGGTCGCGGAGGTCAGATTGATCACGACATCGTTGGTCGCTTTCGCACTCGCAAGCGTGGTCGCAGTTAAGGCCAAGTTCGTATCTCCAAGTTGAGGTTCACGGGCACGTGCTCTCTAGACCTCTCGGCCTCTAACCGCACACTTTACATGCCAGCTCTTGCCGCAGCACCGCCGTGCCATACAGCACGTCAAGGCGCTGAATCCACTGGTCTGTGGTCGCCACGTAATCGCGGATGCAGCGAATCGCCTTGCCGGATTTCTTCGACGCCGCCCGATACGCCCTGTCCGTTCCGCCCGGCAGCGGCATATCCACCATCGCCAGCGTGCCAAAGTTCTTGTTGGCGACCATGTTGAACGGGGTTGACTTGCTGAGGATGGTCGAGAACGATGCAGCCGGCGTGTCGTAGACATAGACGGCTGTCGAGACGGCTGGCAGGTTCGTCACGTTCTGCAACTGCTGGCCGGGACCATACATCGCAGGCGCAAAGGGAATCACCATCGTGCCGCCCGAATCGCTCGTGGTCGCCGTGACCACGAACTGCATCGGCGATCCCATATTCTGATAATTCTGGGGATTGACGAGGTTGACCGGCGTCGTCGTCGACACGAAGCTAATCGTATCGCCCGCGTTGAGTGTGCCCGTCGTCCAACCCGTCGTGCTGATCGTCGTGGCGCCGTTGGCCGGAGCTGTGCCCACGACCGGCGTCGAGGATCCGAGCGCCCCGACGGTCTGCACGTAGATGTTCTGGTCCATGTCCCAGGCCATGCCGAGCGTGCCCGATTCCGTCATGCTGCCCGATTCATACTGCGCGCTGATGGCTTTGCCGCTGTTATACAGCGTCTTCAAGTTGTCCATCAGGGTGAAATCTGCGACGGGCGAGAGCCAGGCGTAGCGGTCTTCGGACGGGCAGGCGTTGTTGTCCAGCTTCACCTTGGCGAGTCCGTACGTCGTGAGCGTCGTCGGCGTCGTGCCTGGCGTGCCGACCGAGTTGTTCAAGCCCTGCGCCAAGTTGCAGACATCTTGGTCGATCAGGTTGTTGAGGCGCACGATCTGGGGCTTGAGGACGCGTTCGCGGTAGTTATCGATGTCGAGGGCGAGGTTCTGAGACGACACCTGCGTATCGATGCCGCGCTGATACGACAGCGTCAGCGGCACGAACGTCTCAGTAATCGCTTCGATCTGGGCGGCCTGTCCGAGACGCCCCAGATACCGGGGTGGCTTGCGGATATTCAACGTCTGGCCGAGGACGGTCCCACCAAAATCAAACTGGTCGGAATACTCGCTGTTGATGCGCTGCATCACCTTGTCGGTGTTCTCGAGCACATCCAGCGCTTCAAACGTTACGATATCGTTGGTGAGGAACGTATTCGCCATCGGGCGGCCCTACTCTTATCGACGCGCTTTCCGTTCAGCCTCCCGCCGCGCTTTGTAGGCGGCGTAATCGCCCTTGCGGGCAGCTTCGGCAGACGGGGATGGCGTCGTTGGGCTACCGGACCCCACTGGCTGAATTGGGGCAGGCGGCGTCATCGTTCCGGCGGTCGGCGTCGAGGCCAGCGGTGCGGCGCCGTTCGTCGGGGCCACCGTGGAGAGCAGCATTCCAAACTCAATCGGATTCGCTTGCGCGAGCTTTTGAGCGAGGGCGCCGTCCTTCACGATCGCATATTGCACATGCTCACTCTGCGGATGCTGCAAGATGGCCTGAATCTTCGCATGATCCATCGGCACTTGCGAGCCGGGTCCGGTCGTGCGCATCGCATCGAAGTCTGCATACACTTTCCGCCCCTTTGCCCAGGTGCTTTCGGCGTGGTTCAGAAAGTCGCGAGAGGCCCGATCCGCTTCGATGCTTTGCCGGATACGGGCGTCGATGCCGGATTGCTGCTCTTCAGCGACCCAGCGCGCAGAGTCTAGCACGAATTCTGCGTAGGTTTTATATTTCGTGCCGATCTCGTCTTCCGTGGGCTGCGGACGGTTCCCCGAAGGGAGCCCCGAATCTCCCCGTTCGGGGCCAGACGGTGAAGGCGGCGCCGGGGCCGCAGCCGCAACCGGGGCGGTCGCGGGCGGGGTGGGTGCCGTAGGAGGCTGAACCTTCGCCCGAAGCTCCGCAAGCTCGCGCTCGTAGGTGGCCGCTTTCGCTTCGGCCTCCTTTCGGGCTTTCGTCAGTTCAGCAAATCGCGCTTGGCCACGGGATTGTTTGACGGGCTCGGCAGGCGTTGATGGAGTTTCAGTCGGCGCTTCGACGGGCTCTGGTTCATGCCGCTCCATCACGTCGGCCAGCGCCTCCGATGTGACGCCCATCCCGCTCAGCGTGCGCCCGGTCGCGGATTCGTGCGTGGTAATCGCGTTTGGGTCCGGTGCTGCCGCTTCTGTTTCTGCCATTAGCCCTTCTTGCTATGGAGGTATTTCCCGAGGTTACGGTGCGGATGCCCGCTCGCCTTCGCGACGTGCGCCGGCTTGCCCTTCGATGAACCCACAGCAAAATCGTGGAGCTGGCTCATGCTCATGCTGGAGCGCACCTTTTTTGCCATCGCGAAATTCGCTCCATGTTCCGCCGCACGCATGAGGTTGGCCTGAGCCTTTGACTTGGCGGGCATGTCTGCTCCGTGTTAGTTTCTCGCCATGATTGAACTACTGCTGATCCTTATCGTCTGCGGGGTCGCGCTCTACCTCGTCGAAACCTACATCCCCATGAGCCCGCCCATCAAGGTCGTCATCCGCGTCGTCGTCGTGCTCCTGCTCGTGCTCGTCCTGCTCCGGGCCTTCGGCATCGGGGACATCCCCGTACCCAGGGTGCGATAGCTCGTATTCCATCACCGCCTCCCGCGCCTCGAGCACGGCCTCAGCACTGCGCCCGATACAGCACAGACCGGGGCCAAGCTCCATATACAACCGCGTCCGCATGAGCGGCGAGAGTTCAATCTCTGCCGGCTCAGGCATCAGCGACATCAGGGCTGCGGCACCGGCTCCGACGCCGTAATCTCGATCGACGTCGCTTCAGCCGCCGTCACGGTAATGTCGAACGTGCCCTGAATGTTCCGCACCCCAGGCGTCAGATCCGCATCGGCAATGACCGTCACAGTGCAGGCGCCGATCGCCGTGCCCTTGACGAGCGCCGTGAGGCCCGTCGCATCCGGCGCGATGGACACGACCGCCGGATTCGACAGCTGCCATTCGGGCACGCCATCGACGGTTGACCCTTTCGGCAGGGGCGTGGCGGTGAGGGTGGTTTCTTGCGTGGTGCTCATGGAGATAGGCATCGGATTCTGCTCCTGTATCGGGCCGCTAGTAATCTGCAACGATTTGGCGCCGGGTTTCTTGTTCGGCGACACGATGGTAACGCGCTTCTTCTTGATCACCACGATAATTGTGCTCATTGCACCACGACGGTCATGGGCCGCGTCGCCCCGCCAGCCGTGCAGCCATTCACATCCGTCGCCTGCACGGTCAGTTGATACGTCCCCGCCGGCACGGTGGCCGTGAAATAGGAACCCGCGACGTCGTTGAGGCGTGCGCCATTCAATCGGCCCTGCTCCACGCCATTAAACAACACGCTGACCATCGTCACATCGCTTTTACTTTGCAGTAGCGAATACAGCACTTGCCCGACGCCACCCGTCGGTAGTGTGCGCGCCCACGACCCGACTGTGAGTGACACATTCGCCGGATTCGCACAGCCCGACATCACAAAGGGCGCGGATTTCGCGCTTTCGGCTGAATTATTGACCGTATCCGTGGCCGTCACTTGCGACGAGGCGCCCGGCACCGTTGCGCCGATGGATGATACCTGCGTGACGGGCGCTTGACAGGATGCCGTGACTGGCGAACCAGTATCCGTCGTCGAGCACGTCACCATCGTGAGGGTCGCCGTGGATTGCGTCGTCACACCCGGAGACGTTACATACACTTTATAGGTAAACCCTTGCGCCACGGCCGCACTTGTGACGTTCGGCTGACTCCAGAAGATCTGCGCCTGCGCCGGGGAGGCGATGACGAGCAAACCCACGAGCAGGCGGGCTCTCACTTGCCGTCTCGCAGGATTTCCAGTTTGGCTTCAATCTCGCGGATATCGGACGCCGCATCCTGCACGGCATGCCAGTCGCCCGATTCCAGCTTGATCTGACAATAGGCAATCAGGCCCGCTTTCCGCTTCTGGAGTTCGACGATCAGTCGATCTTGCGGATTTGGCGAAAACTTCGTCGCGGTATTCATTGCCCACTTCCGTTCGGCTGCGCCTGCTGCTGGGCGGCTATGGTAGCACCAACCGCCGGGGGCAGCAGGCCATACTTCTTCAGGATGTCGATCGTCTTCGCATCGAACACAACGAAATTACGCGACACATTCCCGGCGGCCTCGGCGGCCTTTTCGGCAGCAGCTTGTGTCGGGTATGGTGTCATCGAACCTTTAATAAACCAGTTGTCGCCTAGTTTGTTCACGCCTGCCGTAATACGCGAGCCCTGATCGAGATATTTGATGCCGGGGATGCCTGCTTCTTTCAGTTCCAGCGATGCCACGTTTGGCCCTGCTATGCCTTCATCCTGTTTGAGCCGGTCAGCAATATGGTGATATGCCTCAGCGCCGGTCATAGTGTCGCGGGGAGGCGGTTTCCAAAATCCTCCGCTACTCATATACCGCTCTTGCGCGTTTGGTAGGAGCAGAGCTTTAACTTTTTCCTGCACGTCAGGATGCTGTTGACTCAGCGGCTTATCCCAATCGAGGAACTGATCCGGGTGCGCGTTGATCCCCACTTCATACATCTTTGGCGTATTGACCTGAATCAGCGAGGGATCAACGCTTTGCATTGTCTTGATTCTTGATTGCCACAACGCCGCTTGATCTGGCGCATACGTTTTATTGAAATCAACGGCTTTTTGCGCTTCGGCCATCCATGCGTCTTTACCCATCGCTTTCATATCCGCTAGATCGCGATGCATGGATGTGCCAGAGGGATATTCAATATTCTGATATCTCACCGGCGCAGCATCGCGGGCTGATCCTGTAAAGGCCTTCTTATACTCCTCAGCCACCTGTGGATTTTCCGCGAAATACAACCCGTGCCCGTAGGCTTGCGCGCCTTCCCCCGTCCCGATCTTGCTCGTATCGAATGCCTCGAAATCATGCGGGCTTCCGTGATACGCCTTGATCGCCGCTGCAAATCGTGGGAACCGCTGCGCCACCGCATCAATCAGCCCGCCGCCCATCGGCCCGACATCCATCGCCGCGCCGACGCCCATCACCTGTTGCGGATCATCCAGCCCGAGCCAGCTCACCATCTTCCGTAAAATGCCCTGCCCAGGCGCATCGAACACCGACGCGCCATGCGGGTTGATACTCGCGGGCAGCTCCGGCTTCTGGATGACGAGCGGATTAGGCACCGCCGCCCCCATTCGGTTGCTGCTTCGCTTGTTCCGCCGCCTGTTGCGCCATCTCCGCTTGATGCGCCTGATCGCTTTCCTGCGCCTGCTGGTCAATCACGGCGCCCTGCGATCCCTGCTCCAAGGCTTGCTGATGCGCCTGCGCCGCGAGATCCTTTTCATGCTGCTGCTTCATGCCTTGCATGCCGACCTCGTGCGCGTGCTGCAAACCCGTCGCGAGCCGTTCTTCCGCTGCCTCCGCCACTGGATCCAGCTGCGACTTGCTGGCCGAGATACGCGCGACGGCGATCGAAGTCGCGTTCTTCATCATTTGCAGCGCCAATTCCCGATCCGCATCCGTGTCAGCTTTATGCTTCGCAATCTGTAAATCGGTCTGCGCCTTGATCTGCGTCTCCTGCAAACTGCCCTGCTGCTCGGCCTGCTTCGTCTGAATGAACTGCTGCGCCTTCTGCAACTCAGCCTGCATCTGCTGCATCTGCGCCTGCACAGCCGGCGGAATCTGCGGCTGATCGTTTTTGTCCTGCAACTGCGGCGGCAGCGCGTTCCGCAGCTTCTCCGCAATCTTGTGACTACCCGGAAACGACAACTGCTCCACGTAATCCGGCGTGGCCACGGCGGCCATCTCTGGCGGCAGATGCGGAATCAGTTCGCCCAGCGCCTGCGCGCCCTCTTCCCGCTTCGTCGCCGTCGCCTTCCCGACCGAGACGGTCACGGCATAGCGCCCGTTGTTCAAGTCGTAAAACTTGTGCAGGCTGCCCTCGAGCTGCGCGATTTCCGGCGTGATGTTCGGCGGCGAGGGTTGCGGCTGCCCGTTCGGCCCCTCCTGGTAGGGCTGACCGACCATGACCTGTTCAGGCTCATCGTCCATCCCCAGAATGTGAATAATCTGCCCCTTCGTCGTAATCTTCGGGATGATCTCGACCGCCAATTCCCCCGCGTAAATCAGCGCCCGCTTCACATTGTCTGGGTAATTACTGTTGGCGAGGTCTGATTGCGCCTGCAAGGCTTGCAACGCCCGCCCGCTCCGCTCGTTCGGGTTTGTATTCCCCAGTGACGCATCGCCCGTCGACGTCGTCGCCTTAATCGCATCCTCGCTGACCCGCATCAATTCCACGGCGGCCTGGATCGGCGGCTCCGTCGTATCCAGCATCGGCGTCGGATACTCTTTCCCTTCCTGGTCCCACGGGTCAAACGGCAGATACGCGTGATTGATGATATTGCGCGTCTGCCAAATCTGCTTATAGTTTGCCACGCTCGCCGCCGCAATCATCGGCGCGTTCTTCGGCGCCAGCGCGAAAATCTCCACGGCGCCGCTATACGTGTAGTTCACCATCCGCTGCGCGTCCATGCCCTCTTCAATCACGCCGCGCAGCCAGATCTTCCCGTCCACGTTCAACTCTTCGCCCAGAATCGGAATCAGCGGAATCCGCGAGCCGACCCAATCGAACGACTGCAACGATTGCACGGCGTTGATGATGTCGCACTTCACGCTGGGCACTTGCATGACGCGTTCAGCTTTGATGTCTTTCTTGTCATCAGGCTTTTCTTCAGTGACGGTCCCGTCTTGCAGTTGATACAGATGGCGCTTCGTGTAGACGATGCGGTAATACTCGGCAATCCTGATGCTCTCTTCACTCACCCATGAGGACCACTTCGACATATCGCCCGTGGACATGAAGGCCTCAAGCCCGCGCAGGTCCGCATCCGGCCACTTCCGTTCGTGCTCGTCCTTCGAGATATCATTCGTGACGAACGCCCAGCCCATATCGGAATATGTCGGCAGAACTGCCGAGGGATCACGATACACGCTCAGATTGTTCGTAATGCGCTCCATTCGCAGCGCCTGCCACATGGCCTCTTCGGTCAGCTCCCCGTCCCACGTCTCGTTGATGTAATCCGTGCGCAGCCGGAACCAGCCGATCCCGCCCTCAATCGCTTGGTCGGCCGCCCATTCAATCGGGGATTCCCCACGGCTGTTGTTCATCATCCAGCGCAGATAGCCCTTAAAGATATCGGCCGTATCCTGGTCGCTTGTGCCACCCGCCGGCAGCACGTCGAACCCAAAGCTGGCATTCTTGATGGTGTTGCTCACTTGCCGCACCGGCTGCGACAACCGATCGACCACGAGGCACGGCCGCGGTGGCTGCGGCGCCATCCCCTGCAGGCTGTTCCCGCCTTCGCGCGCCAGCTTAATCGCCGCCGGCCACTGGTCGCCCACCCGAAACTGTTTCGCGCGCACGATGCGATTGCGCTGCTGCTCTTCGGCTTCCGCCGCTCGGTTCCAGCGTTCGCGCGCTTCGCGAATCAGATCCTTCGCCACTAGGCGACCTCAATCAACTGATGCTTCTTGCGCGGAATACCCGCTACGAGGTCGGCGATCTCGTGCACAAACAAACAATCGGGATGCTGGCAATGCGGGAACAGCACGGGATGGAGTACGCCATGCTGATGCACATGGACGCGCTGCTGCTCCGTCGTGGCCAATAAGAGCAGGTATTCCAGTTCGCCACGCGTCAGCGTCATTGCTTCCCCCGCATGTCGCACTTCACGAACCAGATCGCCACCGCCAAAATCACCGCTAACACGCTCGCCCAAATCGCATAGACCAACGTCACCGTTTCAACGCCTTCTCAAGCAGATCTGCGCATTGATCCAAGACCACCGCTAACGCCTGATCGCCATCTGCCACGCGCTCCATCCCAGCGAGCCAGCGCAACTCCGCAAGTAATTGCTCGGCATGGGAGGCCGCTCCGCTGACTTTCATCGCCGGTCTTGACTTCATCGTTTCATCCCCTTCAAGGCTTCGCGTTCCGCTTCAATCCCCGGCAGCGCCTGCCGCATCGTCTCTCGCCACTTCAGCGCATTCTTCGGGGCCAATAAGAGCTTGGCCTGCACGCGCGGCGGGCTCGCTAGTAACTCGAAATACGCAAAGATCGCATTGAGGGTGCCATCCTCTTCCCCAATCCGATAGCCGCGCCAGATATCGCCCGCCACCTTGCGCCATTTCTCGCGCCCCTCGCACACAATCGTCAGCAACCGCGGCCGGTCCCGCTCAATCTGCCGGATGAACTCCTGGATGTTGTCCGTCAACGCCCGCTCACGCGTCGTGCTGTAGCCGACAATGGGGAGGTCGGGCAGGTGGAACATTGGCACAGAGTCTACACCCTTCATCCCATCCAGCTTTGGCTAAACCCGCTAAACGACGGCTGCGGCACCGGCTCTTCTTTCTTCTTCCGCGCCACGGTCTGCGCAAACGTCAGCGCCAGCGCGTCCCCTTCATCCGGGCTCGGCACGTCTCGCGCCGCCATCTCTTTCTTCGACTCCAGCCATACCCGCTGCTTCAAATCCTCCCGCAACCCTGGCGCCGTCAGGTCGTTCTCGAGCCGCGGGGACGTGTCAATCGCCCCGTTGACCAGCCAGTCCTTCATCCGCCCCCACATCATGTCGCGCATATACCGGTATTTCTTGTCAGGACTGTCCGCGCCAAAGTTCACTTCGAGGAGGTTAGTGAAGCCCAATTCACGGAGTCGGGTCCCAACAGATCCTGCGATTCCTGCTGAGTCCAAGAACAGCATAGATACGCGATGCCCTCCATAGCTGCCAGCCAGAACGTCACTGAGCCGGTTGGTGAGGACGGAAGGATCACGCGTGAGTTCACCGGCAATACGCACAGCAGGGATACTACGCGCGTCTCGACCACGTCTAAATCTGATGACGTTGCTATCCTTGCCTCCCCAGGCAAGGTCGCATCCAGCGACCAGCGGTTCATCATCCAGCACCTCCACCTTCCGTTTCTGCGCCTCGCGCACGCGCACCGCATCAATAAACTGCGCATCCTCCGCATTCGGCGGCAAGCCTCGGACGCGTACCCGGAACCGGTCGCTGTCCTCGCCCCAGTCTTCCAGCTGTTCCGCAATCAGCGCCTTGTTCGGAAACTGGCACGTCCGCGCATCAATCTGCCACGTCTTCCACCCGCGCCCTTTGCCCGCGAACACGATGTCGTGAAAGCTGCCCCTGCGTCTCGTCGGATTCCCAAACAGAAACTGCATCGGCTCCCCATCCGTCAAGCCGCCTTCTTGCACCTCGTGGATGATCTCCGGGACGTTGCTGTCTTCGTCGTTGATGTAAAAGCTCGTGCTCGCCGCATTGTGCTGGCCAGCGAAGCTCTCGCTGTTGTCCGGGTCGCACGTCTGCGGGCTGCACTTCCACTCTTCGCGATGGCCTTTGCGATACAGGATGGACGTGTTCAGCTCGAACCAGTCGCGCGTAATCGCCCGCTTGACCCATGTCGTAATCGAGGGCCACGTCTTATCCTGCAGCTGCGGCCCCGTGTTCGCCGTGATCACGCCCTTCGCATGGCGCCTCGTGCTCATGAGGAAGCTAACCAACATCCCCGTCAACGCGCCCTTCCCAATCCCGTGGCCGCTCGAGACAGCCGCGCGAATGGGCATCACGGGATGGACGCCATCAAAGTCCCTCCGTTTAATCTCGCTCCCCAGCCACTCCAGAAACTCACATTGCCACGCGTCGGGCTCACGATAGTGCTGCAAGGGCCCTGGCTCGCCCCAGGGGAACGCGCCGCAGACCCAGGCAAGGGGATCCGCATAGAGGGACGCGCACCACTCCACGAGGTCGTCATCGTAGCTGCGTGATGGTGCGGGCATTATCGTCTCGGCCCCAACACCTTGGCGCGGAACCGTTCATACACCCATGGATAGCAGGCATCGAGGAGAATGACCACGCAGAAGATCGCCCCGCCCGTGAGCACGCCCAGCAGAAACGTCTCATAGATGCTCATGGCTTCAGCTTCAGCAACGATCGCTCCTTCGCGCGATCGAGGGCCGTCGTATTATCCGCCCGAATCTCAATCTCCTGCACTTGTTCCTTCGGCCGGTCAATCGCTCTATTCAGCAAATCCGTGAAGGCTTGCACGCTCGGGTCTTTCTCCCAGACCTCGATGACCTCGGCGTCCTGGTCGACGTCCTCGAGCGAGCGCACGCGTTCGAATTTACCCGTCTGCTTATCGCGATAGACCAGATATTGCAGGCCCTTCGCATTGGCCACCTGGGCATCGACGAGCGCCGGCAGATGCGCCGTGATGGTTTTGCGCACGTATTCGCGGGCCGCTTCCTTGGCCAGCGTTTTGAGGAGCTTGGTGCCTTTCTTGCGACCGGCACCTGGACGTTTACCGCCGTGATTGTTCTTCAAGTTAGTCAAATCTTTGACGGTAGGAACTATACCCCCCTCATGGGAATTCGGGAACGGAAAGAGGCGATGAAGGGGAGCTTATGCTTTCTATATATATTATTAGTTCCGGCGTTCCCATGTATATATGGGAACGGGGAACGGAATTGTTTCCTGAATGAATTCGCACGAAACAGGCAGAGGCGAAAAAGCCGTTCCCAGAGGTCGGGAACGGAAACGGAACTTGGGAACGGCGGGAACGCGGGAACGCGGGAACGGCTTTCATGAGCGCGTGACGAGGCTGTAACTATAGGGGTCGTGCCGCTTCCCGGAGCCATGACGGACGACGGCGCCTTCGGCCATAAGTCGAGCAATCGCATGGAGTTTGGTCTGCTTGCGTCCTTCGACCAGTTCGAGCCATTCGATATGGGTGAGGAGGGGGGTCGGGCTATTGGCGAGGGCGTCGAGGAGCTTCTGGCCAAAGAGTTTCTGTTCCGCGAGCATGCGACTCCCGCCGAGGGACACACGGCCGGTCGTGGAGAGGTTGAGGACGCATTCATCGAGGTCTGGGCCGACGCGTTGGGTCGTGGAGACGGTGCGAAAGCCGCCGCGCTTGGCGAGGACGATGGTGTTGTCCACGGAGCCCGCAATGGCCGTGGAGCCGAGGACGCTATCGAGGGCTTCACGGTCAGCGGCTTTACCGGCGTGATGGAGGAGCAAGAGGGCGGCGCCCGTTTCCCTAGCAATGGCGATGAGCGGGTTAAAGGCCAAGGTCACTTGGGCGTAGTCTTCCATGGATTTGACGCGAATGAGGCGCTGGAGCGTGTCGACGATGATGAGGGCGGGCCGCTCGAGTTTGGCGCGGGCGAGCAGTTCTTTCATAAAGGCTGGCGTGGGGGCGGTGAAATAGCACTGGAGGCGGGCAGCATCGGCGGGCTCCAGGTCGAATTGCCGGAAGTGGGCGAGATGGTCTTCTTTGCGGCCTTCGAAGGCGAGATACCAAACGAGGCCAAAGGCGCATTGCGAGCCGAGCCACATGGATTCTGTGGCGACGGCGACGGCGAGGTGACGGGCCGCCGTGGTTTTGCCGACTTTAGGTTTCGCGACGAGGAGATTGACACTGCCGGCGGGGATGCGATCGGAGACGACCCAGTCGACGATTTCTGGGGGTTCGTTGAGGAGCGTATCGAGGCCGGTTAAGGCCGCCAGCGGAAACGGAACAACAGCCATGCGCACTCCTTACTGAGTGAAGGAAGCCGGGCCATCGCCTGAGTAAGCAAGCGATGCGCGTCGAGCGAGGGGCGGCCGCCCCCGCCCGGCTGGGTTCATTCTACGTTAGCCAACAGTTTTCTCATCTGTCTGATTGCTACCTAATTGCCCGCGTAACCACTCAATCGTGTCGACGCTGGCGAGCTGCTTCGGCGTGAATTGGAAGACTTTCCAGCCAGCGGCCTGCGCCAGATTCAGCTTTTCATAATCGCGCTGGAGGCCTTTGCGCGTGCTGTGGTCGCGGAAGCCTTGCTGCTCGACGGCGACTCTCAGGCACGGCCACGCGTAATCGAAGCGGAAATCACGATTCGGGATGAGGAGCACTTCGCGGGCGGGGATGGGGAGCTTCGCTGCGGCGCAGAGCTCGAGGAAGCGATCGAAGGGCTGGGCATGAGGCCGCAAAGGCAACGGCAGCGGAGGCGCGAGGCCATCCATGCGGCGGCGAAAGGCGGCGTATTCTTCGACCGTCCAGCGCAGCCCGTTAGGCACGCGTCATCTGCGATTCCGTGTAGCGGCGAATTTCCTCACGCCGGTCGTTGATTTGCTGGCGCAGCGCCGCATTATGTCGCAGGAGTTCGCCATTCTGGGCCAGCAGGATCTGGCTCATCTCCCGATAAATCACCAATTCCTGCTCGAGCTCCGCTACATCCGCGGCGAGGTGTTCCAGCACGGCTTGCACGACGTGTTCTTTCGACATGACGAACCAGTATGGTCCCCCTGTCAATGCCACCACAGGAAGTGGCTAAGTTCTTACCCTGCACTATCTGTGGGCCGTTCGTGCTACGCTCTCCCCACAATTACGAGTGTTGCGCCTGCAATTCAACCTGTTATGACCATAGAGGCTGGGTGGGTAAGCCTACTCTTACTCACCGGCGGCTTGGCGCTTCAAGGCTTATTCTGGGTGTTTACGCAGGGGCAGGTGGCGAAGGATCTCGCCAAACTGAACGACCGCTTCGATGATGCCAGCGAGCGCAGCAGTCGTCAGATGAGTGAGATTCAAAAGAAAATCGGGGAACTGGAATTAAAGAATGGCGAAATCGAGGCGCATCTGACGTATGTCGATCGCAACATCACGCGGCTGGAACAACGCCGAAGTGTGAGGAGTGAATAAATGGCCTATGTCGTCTGGCACGTGCAAGACCCGGAGGGCAAGCCGATCGGCGGCGCCGTCGTCAGCGGGAAATCGACCATGATGGGCGACTGGTCTTCCGTGACAAATGCCTGCGGCGATTGCAAAACGACGCTCGGCGCGGCGACGTATGACATGACGTTCGAGGCGTATGGCTTCGTGACGCGCCTCTATCCGGCCACGATTGGCGACAGCGGCGAAGTCGTCACGGGTCTGGAGCGTGGAGCCGTCGACCCTTTTAAGCCTGCCCCGCGCTTCTGGGCCGCGAATATGTGCGGCATCCGAATCCCGGGGCTGCCTCCCGTGCCTGGTGGTGCGGCTGATCCGTCGCTGCTGCTCTCGTGGTTCTATGACCGCTATGACACGGGCTGGCGCGCGGCGATTCGCGGACAATGGCAAGTCAAGGACTACACGCATGTGTTGCTCTCCTGGCCGGACAGCCACGCGCAAGGGGCCACGCCGGAATCCTTCTTGGCCACCTGCAAAGAGTTAATCGACGATGGGTTCTATCCGTGTGTGATGCTCAGCTCGAAGGACTTCGATAGCACCTACGATACGCCGACGCTCGTCGACAACCTCACGCCTGTGATCAATGCGCTCGTGGGCACCGTGCCGATGTTTTGTATTGGGTGGGAACTATCGATCTGGCGCACGCCGACGCAAGTGCAGGAGATGATCAACGCGCTCAGTCCGCTCTGCATGGCGCAGGCGGGCACGCTCGTGTATGTGCATTTTCAGGAGGGGTATCCGAGCTTCCAACAGCCCGGGGGCGTCGTGGCCGATTTCTGGAATCCGAATGTTGGCAAGCTGACGGGCCTGCTCTATCAGAAGCGGATCGCACAGACCGATGCCGAATTTCTCGATAGCATCAATGATTGTCTCGAACGCTTCGCGGGCGGCTGGGGCATGGTGGCCGGCTTTGATTTCGTCGCACTCGAGCTGACCGCGATGACGCAGTTTAATGGCTCATGCAGCGAAGCGGAAGGCAATCGGGTCGGGCGGCTGGCCATCAATGCGCCCGCGGTCAATGGCACGAAGGTGAGCGGCAGCGGCAACGGACACTAGGAGGCGGTATGGCCAGTCTGAGTGAAATTCTCCAAATCATTACGCTCGTGCGCGACATCATCACGGCGTTGAGCGGCATGGGCCTGAAAGTTAATGGCGAAGTGCACATTGACCAGATTTTGGCGCTGATCCCCAAGCCATGATGCAAGCCTTTTCGGCGTTCATCCGCACGGAGCCCGTGCGCGCCATGGCGATTCTCAATGCGATCATCGTCGTCGCCGTGGCATTTGGCGCGAAGTTGACCCTCCCGCAAATTTCTGCGATTGGCGCACTGGCCGCGGCGATCTTCGGCGTTGGGAGTCAAATCACGCGCGGCCAAGTGCAGCCGATTGCGAAGATGGCACCCGCACAAGCCGTGCAAGTGCTGGAACAAGCGAAGACCGAAGAAACCAAGCCATAGCACTTGCTATAGGCATATCGCACGTGCTAGCCTGTGCGATATGCCGAAACCTGCCGAGACGCACGTCCTCTATTTACGCAAATTCCCTAAGGATTTGTCGCAACGCCTGAAGATCGAGGCGGCGATCCGTGGCTGCACAATTCCGCATGCCTTGGCGCTGATTCTTCGGGAATATTTCAAGCTTGCTAAAAGTGCTTGACATGGCTAGCTAGTGCTAGTAAACTCCTCTTATGGACAACATTTCAAAGCACCTGTTCGCCACCCTCACGGCGCTGTCGCGGGCCGAAGCGGCGATGGTCGCCCCCAGCCGCCCGCGTTATGCGGTGCGCCTCACGTCTGGCATCTACGCCAGCCCGAATCGGCATTGGACGCAGGACACGACGCACGCGCAGCGATTTGACCTCATCACGTCGGCGAATATCTACGCCGTCAACGAGCTGGGCCTCGAACTGGACGATTTCACCGTGGAGGTGTTATGAGCCGCTGGAGTCAGGAACCCAACGCTGACGACGACAATGCGCTGAGCCCTGAGCGCGAAGAGCCCAACTGCGAAACCTGCGGCGAACCGGCCAACGAGGCTATCTGGGCTGGCAACGGGCAGTATGCGTTCTGCTCTGACAAGTGCCGCGATGACTACTTCAAAGCCCTGGAGGAGTTGTGATCCGCATCGGCCACCGCATGCCGTGGCTGGACATTGCCATCATCGTGGCCATGGGGCTGATGCTCGGCGTGGCGATTGGCCTGTTCCTGATGGGCGGCTGGCGATGATGGCCGCGATGTGGGCGCGGTTGCTGCGCTGGCTCTTCGTGCCATCATTCGATCCGCAGATGTCAGACGAGTGGAGAACCAATCACTTATACACGTCCGGTAAATCATAAGGAGCCGTTATGAAATCGCTTGGAATCGCCCTAATCGTTCTAATCGGCGTCAGTCTCTCGGCTCAGTCCCGCTTTGTTCCCGGCAAGTATCTATCTCGGCGCGCGGCCCAGATTGTCGAAGTCGCCACTGAGGGCAATTTCCTGAAGTGGACGATTGGCTCGCATGTCTTTTATTGGGGCGGCAATGGTGACATTCCTATCGAGGCGCACGATTACGACGGCGACGGCTTAGATGATCCGACGATTTACCATCCACAAACACATGAATGGTGGATCTTGCGGTCACGTTGCGACGGCGGGCGCTGGACCTGCTATGACGTGCTGACGATGGCGGCCGTGCATACAAGCGCCAGTGAACCGCTGGTGTGCGCGCCAGGCACGGTGCTGGCGCTGGGCGAAGGCGACCCATATTGCGCACCTCCGATCCAGACGTTTACCTGCCCGCCAGGCACGCATATCGCGCTGGGCGACGTCCTGAGCTGTGAGGCCCTATGAGCGACAAGCAAATCGTGCTCATCGACTTCAGCAGCATCGCACACCCGATTTGGCATATGGCGGCGAGCGATCCGAATCCCGATGCCACGTCCATCGGCATCATTGCGAAGGTACGCGCCCTGACGTCAGGCCAGCCGCATGCGGCCTTGTGCCTGGATTCGCCCAAGTCGTTCCGCCGCGAGATGGACGCGACGTATAAGGCGGCGAGGGAAAGCAAGCCGGCGCCATTCTTCCATCAATGTGAGATCGCACTCGAGGCGTTGAAGGGCGACGGCTTCCCGCAATGGTCGGCGGAAGGCTTTGAAGCCGATGACATCATCGCCACCGCCGCGCGTCGGGCGATTGCCATCGGCTTTGGCGTGTCGGTATTAGTCGTCAGCGCCGATAAAGACTTGCTGCAATTGGTGAATAACCTTATCAGCGTCAAGTCGCCTATCACGGGCAACATCATGACGCCGGAGGGCGTCAGAGAGAAGTTTGGCGTGGCTCCGAATCAGATTCGCGATTACCTGACGCTGGTCGGTGATGCGTCAGACGGCGTCATCGGTGTGCGAGGTATTGGAGCAAAGACCGCGAAGGCCATGATGGGAGTGTTTGGCAACATCGACGATATGTACGCGGCTATTGACGCAGGCGACTTCGATGGACCGGGCAGCAACATTCTGAAGCCATCACATCTCGCCACGCTGGCCGAATTTAGGAATCGCCTGCCCATCGTGCGCACGTTATTGTCCCTGCGCGAGGATGCGCCTATTGACTTTGCCCAGGTGCTGAAGGAACGCCAGCCGACCGACGGAGGAGATGAGATCATGCAGGACATCGAGAAAGCGATGCCGACGCTTACGCCAGAGGAACAAGTCGCATTTATCGAACAGGCATCAACCATCAAGCCAGAGCCGCCGCGTATGTCGCTCGTGCCGATGAACGGCGATTATGAACGCCAGCTCGAGCCTCGATCGATGAATCAAGCCGTTGAATTGTCAGGCTTGCTTCACAAGGCGCGACTCTTTAACGGTTATGGCTCGCCAGAAGCCGTGCTGTCGACGGTGCTCGCAGGCCGTGAATTAGGGATTAGCGCAATGGCGAGCCTGCGCAGCTTCCATATTGTCGAAGGGCGCCCCACGCTGGCCGCCGATGCCCTCCGCGCGCTCGTGCTGAAGTCAGGCAAGGCGAAGTCGTTCCGCTGCACCGAGCGCACGGCGCAGGCCGCGACATTCAGCACACAGCGCCAAGACGAAGAGCCGATGACGCTACGCTATACCATCGAAGAGGCGCAAGCGGCTGGCCTCGTGAAGAACGGCAGCGGTTGGACGAAGAATCCGGCCGATATGTTAGTCGCGCGAGCGTCGTCGAAGCTGGCCCGGTTGGTCTATCCTGACGTTGTGGCTGGCCTCTATGCGCCTGAGGAGTTCTAATGCAAGCCACGATCTATGTCAGTAGCACGAAAGGGAATAATGCAGATATCGGGCGCTCGATTGGCTTAACAGGGGAAGCGCTTGAGAATTTTTGCTATGCCTGTTATGAAGTCGCCCTCGAAGTAGACGTCGACGAAAAAACGGGGGAAGCCACAATCATCAGCGTAGATGGTCGCAAGGTGGAACCATGACGGCTTACGAGCTCGAAGCCATCGGCCTACTGAAGCGCATCGATGCCACACTGGCGGAATTGCTGGCGCTCTCGAAGTCGAAGCGAGCCGGGACACCGATGCCCGCCGCGGCGATTGACCTCGAAGGCCCCTATGGTGATCCGATCATCAAGGCGAAAGACCCGCGCGACTGGAACGGTCCATCGATGAACGGCCGGCATCTCAGCGAATGCCCGCCGGAATATCTTGATCTGCTGGCATCTCGCTATGACTACTTCGCGGGCAAGGAAGAGGACGAGAAAAAGAAACGCTATGCCGTCATCGATGCGGCGAAGGCCCGAGCATGGGCTGCGCGGCTGCGGAGCGGCTATCAGCCAAAGGCGCCGGAGCCGATGATTGACGAGGGGCAGATCAAATGGTGACGGACGACGCCCGCACCCGACGACTCCGAGCGCTACCGCGATATTCACAGAGCAGCCTTGACGACTTGCTACTGCGCGACCCTGATGGCGATTGGGTGCGTTTCTCTGATGTGGAGGCCGTGCTGGACACCGAGGGGGACCGACAGACACCACGAGCTATCGAAAACATGCACGATTGCATCAATTGCAGCGAGGAAGGCGCGAAGCAGTGGGCCAATCCTCATGTCGGCCCATTTTGTGACGACTGTTACCGTTGGTTGCGCGCGGACACCGAGGGGGAACCTGTCGCTACGAGGTTGTCGTCGCAAGATGAAGCGAGAGAATCGTTTCTGCGCGGGCATCTGGACACCGAGGGGGACCGACCGGAGCCTGATGACGCGAACGAACTGCGGACGGTGGTGCGAGATATGCGCCTCTCGGCTATCGACCGTCTCTGCGCGGACGTTCCAAAACTCTGGCCTCGTCTTTCGGCGCGGACATTTGCAGCGGTCGTCGGTGCGCTGGGGGAAATCAGCATCATCGAAGCACGCGAAGCCCTCTCACGGGCTGACACAGAGGGCGCATGAGAGTGGCGGCGCTGTTTGTCGCGCGCAATGGTCCCTACGCCAATATTCCGGCCGTCGATCTCTGGGATGCTGAACGCGATGCCAGGCTCTATCGTGGGCCGTGGCCGGTGATTGCTCATCCGCCCTGCGAGCGGTGGGGCCGGTATTGGTTCGGCGGTCCCTCGGCCCGCGTGCGACGAGTGAAGGGCGACGACGGCGGGTGCTTCGAATCGGCGTTGGCTTCCGTGCGGAAGTGGGGCGGCGTGCTTGAGCATCCAGCGGCGAGCTCGGCGTGGGCTGCCTTCGGACTCAAAGAACCACCGAGGGCCGGTGGCTGGATTGTGGCGGATTGGGAGGGCGGCTGGACGTGTTGCGTAGATCAGGGCCACTACGGTCACCGAGCCCAGAAGGCTACCTGGCTCTACGCCGTTGCGGTGCCGCTCCCAATGCTTCGATGGGGGAAGTCAGACCGACGTATCCGGCTCGATGACGGCTATGACTCGCGCGAGGAACGACGGCGGAAAATTAGGACCGGGACGTGTCAGCGGCTTTCGCAGCGCGAACGTGCCGAAACGCCAGCGGCCTTCCGAGACGTGCTGATGTCGATGGCACTCAAAGCGGAACTACCAGACACCGAAGGGAAACGTGCGGTATGACTCAACGCGAACCGTCTGGCCTGTATGTCTATCAGCCACTCGCGCCGACGAAGGCAAACCCAGAGCCGAAGATCGTCGCAGGCATCGAATATTTCTGGGTTGGCGATGAGGAAGATTCACAGTGTGCGCGGTGTGGTAGTTCGACTTATGCCGTGGGCTGTTGGAACTGCGGCGGTGAGGGGTTCCTGGAGGATGAGGACGACTGGGAAGGCGACCCAGACGGCAGGCGTTGCGACATCTGCGGCGGGGATGGTGGCTGGCAACGGTGCTGCTCATCCCGCGAATTCTGTGATGCTCATCCGATGCCTGGCCGTGAAGCGATTAAATCCTCAGCGCGCGAGAACTGGGAAGGCGAAGAATGACTGATGAACGCACCCGACGACTCCGAGAGCTAGAAGCCATCGCGCAGGAAATCGAAGCGGCTTCGCTGTATCTCGACAAGCCTAACTATCCTATCAAGCCCCTATGTTCAGACGACTTGAGGGAATGGGCGAAGCGTTTACGTGCGGCCGTGCTGGACACCGAGGGGGACCGACCAGCACCGACAATTGAAGAAGCGGACCTGTATAAGCTCGCGGCAAAGGTCGCACATCAGCAGGAGACATGCCCATCAGCGCGAACGAGTGGCCCCTGCAAGTCCTGCGTCAATCGCGTGGACTTCGCCCGCTTATGTATCTTGCGGTTACGGTTACGGGCGGACACCGAGGGGGACGCCAGCCCAGCGCCCTCGATTTGCCCGAGCTATATCTGCCCGGTCTGCTATCACGAAAAGGACCGCTGTTCGCATTGCGATACCGCGCTCCCTGATCCTCCGGTGCAGCCATGACGGAAAAGGAGAAACGACCATGCTGATGAGTCTCATTCGCGCCGGTCGCTGGGGTGACCTGCATTCCGAGCGCAAGACACTCTGGCTGATTGCCGTCGTCATCCTCGTCGGCACATCAGGCACCTATCTACACGCCGCCTCCGTTTCGGTCGGCTGGTGGGATATGTGGTACGCCTTCTGGGAATGGCTCTACACCCTGTGAGGCGCCTCTCGCTGGCCCTACTGCTATTATTCGGCCTCTTCGTCGCTGTGCGTGCCGAAGAGGCCAGCAGCGAAGACAAGCTCCGTCTGCAAGTCGTGCTCCTGCGTGGCGAACTGGCCGAGGCGCTAAAGGCACATGCGAAGTGTGAAGCCGAAGGCTCCGCCGCCACGAAGCAGTTGCAGCAAGCGCAAACAGAAGGGCAGGCGCTCGTCAAGGCGCTCGAGGCCCGCGGCTTGACCGTTAATCAGCAGAATGAGATTGTCACCAAGCCCGCGCCTTAAAAGCCGCGGCAGAGGACGTAGAGCTTATCGCCCGCAATGTAGTTGCCATCGATCTCGACGGCTGTCGTGCTCGTAGCCACGTTCAGCACATACGCCGCCCCGACCGTTTGGGCCGAGACGGTGCAGACCGGCGCGGTTGCATACGCGGGGCTAAATGTCGCAAAGCCGGTGCCTGCCACGCCTGCGCCAATCGTCACGATGAACGCATAATTGCGGCCGGCAATCGCCCGTCCTGCGCCACCCCATCCCCCGCCGACCGTGGGAGCCCCGGAACTATCCGTCACGTTGCCTGTGCTGCCCACGAGGAGATTGCCACTCACTGACAGATTAGACGTCGCCGGATCAATCGTATTGCCAATGCTCACGCCCCCGGAGGCATGGAGGCGCATGGCTTCCGCGCTGCCGGTATAGAACCGAATCGGGGCCGACACGCTCGTGAGAATCGATAAGCCCCCGACCCCGATCGCCGCCAGCGTCGAGCCATTCGCGAGAAATGGCCCACTCGGCGTAAAGGTTGACGATTGCGATTGCAGCACGGTCAGTCCCGCATTCGCATCGTTCCCAATCAAGAGGCGTGTCGCATTGCCTACGCCAGCCGTCGTATTGCGAATCATCAGATCTTGAAGGCCGGCGCCCCCCGCACTGATCGCATGGGCGCCAAATCCAGTGACGGTCAGAATGCCGCTCACCGTCGTGCTGCCAGCCACAGTCACCAAGGACCCTGATTCCGACACCAAGCTATCGCTCAATGATGTCGGCGACATGAATTTGCTATGCGTCCCTGTCGTGCCACTGACGGACGATCCAGAGGCAAGGCCGATGCCGTTAAAGAATAACGATCCAGCCACCGAATACAGCTTATTGGCCGTGATTGCAGGCGCCCCGCTGGGCAAGACGATCGAAGCTGTTGTGATGCCGCTGCCAGCGGCCGGCGTCGAGCTGCCCAGCGGACACCCGACACAGATGGACGTAGGCGCCTGTGACGTGGTCGTCAGCGTCGTAAACGCGCCCGGTCGTGGCTGCGCCGATGCGGAGGCAGCGACGAGCAACACGCAGAGCGTCAGCCAGATTCTCATGCGGGAACCTTAACTAATTGAATGGCCCAGGCGAAGCCGGAGCCCGTATCGACTTTCGCTTTGATGCCGTAGTTCTTCACGCTGCCGCCTGCCGCAAACGTAATGGGGCCGCTCGTGATGACGTTGCCGGCGGCGTTTGAGCCCGACATCTCGACGATTGGCGTATCGGGCGCCCCATCCGTCAGATTGACGAGCGCGACCGTCACGATGGCCGCGCCGAGCGTGCTCAAGGCCATGCCTTGCAGCTTATAGGTGCCCGGTGCCAAGTTGGCGCTATCCAGCGGATAGATCGCTGTGCCCGCGTGGCAACTGGCGAAGGTCGGCCCGAGCGGATAGCCGGTCGTAATCGGTGAGGTCGGATCGCCCGCGAAGTTGAAGACGTCGTAAACGCCGGATTGCGTCAGACCGACAGAGCCGACCGGGTCGGTGGAATCAATGACCACGCCGAGGGCATCCGTCAGAATGAATTTATAGGACTGCGCAGCGAGGTAAATCTTGTAGCGCCCGCCGCTGCTGAGGACGATGGGGTTGGCGTTGGGAACAAGCAGATCGGCATCGGTCCACGTCGTCGCGGGCGTCGAGGTGCCCGCCGCATAGGTCCATAAGAAGCCACCATCCAGCGGAAAGCCGTTATCGTCCAGCGCTTGCGGAAAGGCATACGGCGCTAAAGTGCCCAGACTCACGGATTCCCCCCATACTTCGGCATCAGCGACTTTTGGCCTCGACGTGCCCGCGCGGCCATGTCGGCGTTCATCTCGGCTTCTGATTTAAAGCCGGGGTTGCTTTTCAGCAACTGTTCAGCCGGATTCGCTGGCGGTGGCGGGCGATTGCCGAGCACCGTCTTCAGCGCCTCATCCGGGGCCACGCCGCGCTTAATGAGCATGGCGGCATTGTTGACTTCAGCCGCCTGCGGGGCCACCTTGGCCGTATCGAAGGCGTTCAGCGCTGCCTTGAAGGCCTCCGGCGTCGACATCGGCGCCGCCTCTGGCATGCGTTTAATAATGGCTTGTAGATTGTCAGCGACTGGCTGGCCATTCGCCATTGCCTGTTTAACGACCTGCGATGGATCTAAATGCGCCGAAACAGGCGTTTCGCCAAGAGGAATCATGCCCGTAACGGTCCCATCAGCGCCTTTCGCGACAATGGCCTCATAGCCGTATTTCTCGCGCACGATCTGCGCCGCTTCTTGCAATGTCGTCGGTTGGCGCCCGAGGGCTGTTTTCGCCAAGTCAATCAGTTGCGATTCGGCCCCGTGTAACGTCTTGACCGTTAATGTTTTCTCAGGGATGGGCACATCGGCTGCATGCACCTTCCCGGTAAACTCTTCGGGGCCAATGCCGCCGACATCATGCGTGGCATATCCAGCCGCCCACGCCGGATCTGTCGTCATCATGGTGCCCGGTTGTAAGGTTGGACGTGCCGAGGTCGAACCGTGATAGACCCGCACGGTTTGAGGTGCGGCCTCAGGAGCCACTGAGGCAGGCCCAGCGGGCGTAGGCGAGGCGACCGGCGCCGGCGTAGGGGCTTGGGCCTGTGGCGCGGCTGGACGCGCCTCGAGGGTCGCAGCGAGGTCTGGCTTGACGTTCCCATGCGCCGCCGCATTCTCCGCCGTTAACCGCGCCGTCAGTTCGGCTGGCGTCTCAACGACGGCTGGCGCGACGTCGGCCAAGGGCCGGGCGCCGACGTCCTGCAGGAATCGACCCCCGCTCTGCAACACTTTTCCCGCAGCGGTGGCCGCGGGCGGCGCACCGGCCGCAATGGCCGCTTTCCCGAGATTCCCACTGAGGGCGGCATAGCCAGCGCCATACGTGCCAATGCGCTGCGCGATCTTGGAAGCGCCCAAGGCTTCCAGGCCCTTCCCCACCGTCTCGGCTCCGCTGCCCGCCGCTCGAGCAGCCGCGCGGGCTCCTGTCACGACACCTGCGGCATCAGGGACGAGCAGACTGGCAATATCGGCAATCGTTTCCGGCCGCGCGACTTTCTCGAGCACCGGCTTCAGTTCGTTGTTAAACCAGTCCTGAAAGCCGCTCGACGCTTCCGGCGAGCCAGACGTGGCTGCCGAGGCCCGCCCTTCCGCCAGCACATTGCGCGGCTGGTAGGGCGGCGTATAGCCCTTAATCACCTTACCGATGTTCTCTTCGGGCTCGCCCGCGTCAATCATCCGCTGCACGATGGCCTTGAGCTCGTCAGGCATTTACTGGCCACCGCTGTATTTCTTGATGAGGTCTTCGGCGCTTAAAGCCGTCGTCGGAGCCGCGCCTATTGCCGATTGAAAGCCGCTCACATCGAACCCGCCGCGCTTCAGATTTTCGATATGCCCGATCTTGCTGTCATTGGCCAGTTTGAGGATGTTCGCCAACTTGGCTTGGACGACTTGCGGCGGATCATCCTGCTTCGGCATGTATTGCTCGGCCTGCTCCTGGTCGTTCTTGCGCATGACGCCGCCGTGAATCGCTCGGCCTGCGACTTGTCGCGCTAAGGCGATATTGGCGGCCGTTTCCTTCGCGGCTTCCGCGCCGGGCACATAGGGGGCCAAGCCGCCCGGCACAAGGAAATTTTCCGCGCGGGCGATGCCGCCCATGCCCTGACCCGTGCTGAGCTTATTGCCCAGATCCTTCAATTCGCTGATGGATTTGTCGAGGTCGCTGATTTTGTTGATATCGGCGGCCTGCACGGGTCGCCCTGCGGCGGCTTTCGCCGTCTTCGCCGCTTCGGTATCGGCTCGCGTCTTCTGCTCCAGCGCCACGCGCTGAGCTTCCAAGCCGATCCGCTGCGCGCCTTGCTTCGCCGCTACTTGCCGTGCGGCCTCTTCCGCCTGCTGATTCGCCGTCATGCCCGTGGGCGACGTGCCAGCTAAAACGAGCTGAGCAGACTTCGCCTTGGCCTCTTGTTCTGGCTGTTCGGCCGTCTGCTTCGAAGCTTCTGCATTGGCGGCAATGAGCGCCGACGTGATCTTCGGAATCGCCTGCGGCCCCTGTTGGAGCACCATTTGCCGGTATTCGTCTGGTTGTTTGGAATCAGGAAAGACTTCCTGATGAATCTTCATCGCCATCTCAAAGCCTTCCGGCGTATCGCCTCCAGCTTTGATTAAGCGGGCCTGATTCGCCTGATAGGCTTGTTCATGCAGCGCCTGTTCTGCATTGGCCTTTTTCGTCGTGGCGGATTTCTCCGCAAAGTCGGCGGCATTCTTCCGCGCCTCATCCACCATTTTTTGCGCGGCTTCGTAATGCTCTGGCGCCGTCGTCTTGACTTGGGCGAGAAAATTATCAGGCGTGAGATCAGGATTGCCAATCACCTGATAAAAGCGGGCATTGGCTTCGTCCTGCTTCTGCTTATCCTTCAACGCCTGTTGTCGGAGTTGTTCTTCCGCCTGCGACGACTGGATCTCCTGCCGCTGCCGTTGCAAAGCCCCGACCTGCGCCAGCGTCTGAAAGGGCGTATTAAAGCCCTGCGAGGGCGGTTGCTGATAGATGGAGGTATCGATCGGCATGTTACTGATTCATCGTCTGCCACGGGTCGCCATACCCGCCCGTCTGTGCCGTGGATGGCAATTGCGATCCGTAATTCGGATAGGTGCCCGGGGCCGCTTGCCACCCGCCGGTATTCTGCCCACCGCTGCTGGTCTGCCCAAGTTGTCCCAGCGCCCACAGTTGCGATCCGGTATTCACGGCGCCGCCGAGCGCATTACCCCAATTCTGCCCCTGCTGCTGCGAGCCAGCCGCCTGCGCGTTGCCGATGCCCTCATAGGCATTGGTCGCCTGATTGCCATAGTTCTGCCCGGCCTGCGCCATCTGCCCATTCGCCTGCATCCCAAGCTGCGCGAGCGAATAGTTGTTGTTGAACAGTTGCTGATTCGCGCCCTGATTCAACTGATACGTATTCGCTGCCTGCCCATAGTTCTGGGCGTTCTGATTCAAGCCGTAATTCGCATAGCCGAGGCCGAGCTGTCCCTGTCCGAGTGCCAGCGAATTCGCGCCCTGCTGATAGCCCAAGCCGAGCTGCCCTTGCCCGAGCGCATTTGAGACATTCGCCTGATAGGCATTGAGGCCCGTCTGCGCGTTGAGCCCATAGGCAGAGGCCGCATTGGCTTGGTTCGCCTGCTGCGTGTTGAAGTTCATGCCCGCGTTGAACTGCCCAGCGTTCAAGCCCGCAGACTGATTGGCCAACTGCCCCTGGAGGTTCTGGCCAGCGTTGAACTGGCCGCTCTGCATCTGGTTGCCGACATTCGCGCTTTGCGCTTGGAGGTTCGCGCCCTGATTCGCCAAGGCGGCCTGCTGCTGATACTGGTTCGTCAGCCCATACGCCTGTGCGAGATTCCCCTGATTCGCTTGGTTATAGTTCAAGGTGTTCTGCGTATTCGTCTGGTAGCCTTGCAGGGCATTGTTGTAGACCTGCTGGTATTGCTGGCTGGCCAGATTCGCCGCTTGGTCCTGCAGCGCCTTCCACGTATTCGACCCACGCGCCACGCCCTTCGCCGCGCCTGAGTTGACCAGCGCCTGCATCGCCTGCTGCTGGGCGTATTGGAATTGCGGATTGTTCTGAAGGTCCGCTTGCGTCGGCGCTTGGAAGCCGGAGGGGTTCGCCAATGTCTGCGCCTGCAACGCCTGTGGCCCTTGCACTTGCTGCGGCGTAATCGTCCCCGGCGCGGCCGTTGGCTGTGGTGTGACCTGCTGCGGCGTCACATTGCCGGGCTGCTGGATCTGCTGCGGCGTATAGGCGCCAGGCGCTTGATACGGCCCCTGCTGCTGCGCATTCTGGAAGTTCTGCCCAGCCTGCGGAACGGTGGGGTTCGCAATGGTGCCCGTGCCGCCACCCGCGCCTTTGCCACCGGTATCCGGTCCTTGCCCGGCAAGGTCGGACCCGAGGCGCCCCGTGATATAGGACCAGTCCCCGTTGGCGTTGTTCAGCGCCTGCCCTTGCCAGTATTGCCAATCGCCGAGGCCCGACCCGCTGCCGCCCGGCGTAATGCCGTATTGCTGATAGAGCTGCGCCAGATGCGGATCGATCCCCGCCGGCATGCCCCCGCCTTGCTGCCCGCCGCCGGTCTGCTGCGTCAGCCAGGAGGGCGCCCCGCCCTGAAACTGCTGCGTCATGCTGCCATCAGCGTTCTTCGTGAAGTATTGCCCGCCGCTCGAATACACGGGCACGCCATCGGGCGCCGTGGCCACCTGCTGCATGCCTTGCTGTTGGCCCTGCTGGTTGACCGCTGGCGCCGGCGATCCAGCGGTAGCTTGGTCGCCCGTAATGGTCTGGAGTTGCTGATCGAACCAATCGGCCATTTAACCCAGCACTTTCGCGCCGCGCTGCATCGCTTCCTGAATCCGTGCCCGCGGGAACCCTTGCAAGGTCCGCCCATCAGGCGTCTGAATCGTGACGGTGTCGCCCTGTCCGCCCGGCGTCGGCATCCCCGGCATGGGCTGTCCAGGCGGCTGGCCGAGCGCCCCCATGGACGGCATCTGCTGCGAGGGCATTTGCGGCAGGTTCGGCTTGGGCACGCCTTGCTGGTAGTTCGCCGGGCTGAACTGGTTCGCTGGCTGCGCGGCCATTTGCCCGAGACGCCCGAGCGTCATCTGGCCGGCCTGCTGATAGGGCGCTGCCGCCTGCTGCTGATTACCATAGACCTGTTGCTGCACACCAAGCGCCTTGTTCGCGGCGGCCGTCTGCGCATCGACCGCCTTGCCCGTCTGGTGTCCTTTAATGGCCGCTTCAGCCACGCCAGCGCCCGCTGAGGCCGCCGTGAGCCCGATAATCGCTGCCGTGGTCAATGCGCTCATAGCTTCACCTGATAAGCCGTTTCGACGGCCTGATACCCGAGGGCTTCATACATCGCCCCGACGCGCGGATTATCCGACGGCGCAATCATCTGCAGCGACTGCGCGCCATACGCTTTCGCCCACTTCTCCGCCCGCCGCAAGAGCCAGCCCCCCGCGCCGCGGTCCTGCGGATTGAGCCACCAAAACAGTTCGCCGGCAACTACCTTCCCGCTCATGGGATGGACATACCCCAGCACGCCAATCGTGCCCATGATGATGCCGTCGCGTTCCGCCACGAAGATGGCCGCATCGCACCGATTCATCAGGCTATTGAGGAAGCGCATTAGGGCCTCCGCACTTTCTCCGATGTATTCCCGGTATTTGGTCGAGGTCACAAACTCGCGCAACAAGGCGACGATCTCCGGCACGTCAGGCTCACCCGCCTGTCGGTAGGTAATCGCGCTCCGCACGGCCGTGGCCAGCGTCGTCATTTGGCGCACACCGTCCAATTCGTGCCGTTATAGAAGGCGCCAACCGTCAACGCCCCACCACCGGCCACGACGCTGCCCCACGTATTAACCGTCGAATCTGTCACGACGAAGACCATACCAGCCACCGGCTGCGGGAGGTTCGCAAACGTCACAGGCGCCGAGTTGCCCGGCGTGCCATTCACGGCCGCGCGTAGTCCCGTGAACCACTGCCCCCACGGATAACTGAGGAGATGGCCCTCGAGCGGCGCCGTCAGTTGCGGAAACGGCGTAATCATGACGGTCCCACGCTCACATCAATCAACGCATCGACCCAGCGCGACGGCACGGGATCTGTATCGATGAAGCGGTCGACCCGATTGCGCGCCTGCCCGCACTGCGTCCAGCGCACCCGCGTATCAAAGGCGCCAATGGCCCCGCTCGAGGCCCACTGTTCATTACCCCATGTCTGCCCGCCATCCTTCGAGGTCTGCCGCATAATCTGCGGGTCCGAGCCTTGCCCGCGCTGCACGCCTTGGCCGACGTCCATCACGAGTTGGATCGCATGCGTCGTGAACCGCTTCTGGTCAAACGACAATCGCGGCGGCTGCCGTAGACGACGAATCGCCGCGCCGTCCACATCGGTAAACAAATCCGTGCCCATCCGGTAGATCGCCCCCGTTAAGCGGTCCTGCACCAGATTCCGATCGGGATGGGCGAAGAACATCGGCCGATAGGCCAGCCATTGTGCCTGCCGCGTATCCCAATACAACCGTTCGTGCCACAGGCTCGTGGCTTGGTCGAACACCCAGGTCCGTTCGGCGCTGGGGAACGTCAGCACATAGAAGGTGTGGCCGTTCTCCTGATAACTGAATGCCACGGCATCCGAGAGATCGCCATACGTCGCGATCGACGCTTCCACGGCATGTGTACTGATGCGGCTGGGCGTATAGCCAGAGGCCGACACTACCTGCCCATGGCCCTGCTCATTATGCGAGAGCCAGATCAGCGACTTATCCAGCCGCGCGCCCGAAAACGCGGCGGCCGTGCCCGTCTGCATAAACGCCTCTTGAATCGAGGCGAAGGGAAACGGCGCCGTCCCGGCGTCATACCAGACTTCTGAGGTGTGATCCCCGAGCAGATAGATCAGACGATTGACGACATACAGAGCCCGCCAGGGGTCGCTGCCGTCCGTGCGCTGCTGGATGTTTCCGAGGTCGATACTCAGGAAATTCTCGAATGCCGTCACTTGCAGGGTAGAAGAGGTGGCATCGAGAATGACGCCAAACCCATCCAGAAAGCCGCACATCGTGGCGCCCAGCGTGGTCGGATTCTGAAAGACGTTCGTGATCAGGTCCAACACATAAAACTGATTACCGCTCGTCAGGCCGAGCTGATTCCCAGCATCCCCGTTGGACATGAACGTGACGGGCGAGGCGTTGCGTTCGATGATGCCACGCTGCACGGCGGTATTGCCGACGAGCTCGTAGAGCGTAAACCCCGTGACGAAAAACGTCCGCTCGCCGAGGGAAAACATCCCGCCGCCGAAATTCGCCGTGGGGGCCACAATCAATTCAAAGCCGGGACACTGAAGGAGCGCCCCCGGCGTTGGGGCCGTCTGCGATTCGTTCAACTCGACATAGCGATTGATCAGGCGTTCGGCATCGGCCATATACGATTGGCTTTGATACGACGGGCCGAGGAAGCCGGGATACTGGGGCATTTACGACAATCCGAGACTCACGGTCAGCGCGGATGCGGGCGCACTGGAGCCGGCCGCCGTCGTCGTTGCCGCCATCCACAGGCCATCTTTGAAATACAGGCCGCCGCCGTCCTGCACGCCGAGTGTCTTACTGGCCAGCGTGGCCAAGCCGACCTGATATTTCGGCACGGTCGTGCCCACGGTCGGCGCGATCGCCGTATCGTAAAAGCTGACATACGAGGCCGCGGCAGCCGCGTTATAAATGTCGTAATCGAAGATCTTGCACGGCCCACTGACAAAGATCGCCGTGGCCAGCAGGCCGGACGTGCCATTGACGAGGACGGGACTGGCCATCGCTGCTCCTTATCGGTTCGAGGTCGTCGTATTGCCCGTGAGGTAATTCCAGCCCGCGCCCAGGCCCGGCACGAGGGCCGGATCGATCGACATCGCCCCCGGGTCGACGTTCGGCTTCTTCATGTTCTCAAAGGCCGCGCTGGCCATCCGAGGCAATAGGGGCGGAATCTGCACGCCAAAGGGACTACAGAAGCGCAAGGCGAGTTGATAGAGGAACGCGTCCTGATACCCCGGCGGGCCTTGGAGAATACTATCGAGGCTGGCCGGGACACCCACGGCTTGCGGCGTATACAGCACGATGCTCAGACTCTGCGGCTGCGGCCACAGAAACAACGTGCCGTGCGCATCGGCCAGATTCGTTTGGTAAAAGCTCTGGGTCGGCAGCGCAGACGGCAAGCCCTTAATCGACAGCGACGAAAACGCATCCTCGTCCATCATCCCGATCGGCACTTCGATGGCGGGCGATGAGCCGGGAATGAGAAAGCTAATCGCATTGATCCACATCGGCCGGTCAATGTTGACCGTCTGCCCGATGCCGACCAGCACGCTGGACGTCGAGGCGGGCCAGACAAAGGTTGTCTGGAGCTGCAGCGAGAGCGTCAGCCGATCCGCCGCCCAGGTATCAATCATCGTCTGCACGCGCCGCAGGCCGAGGGCAATCTGGCCGGCGTTGGCCTGTTCGCCCGGCTCAAGCACGCCGATCTCCACCAGCGCATCCGTGATGAGGGACCGCACCGTATAGGCCAGCGCGAAGACGCCTGAGGCTGGGGTCGCCGCCGCCGTGGTGGCCACCTGAATCGAGGCGGAGACGGCGCCGAGGCCCGTAAACGTAAACGCAATCAGGGCGCCGTTCGTCTCGGCTTGCGAGGGCCGGTAGGTGTAATACCCATGCCCTTCCGCCGTGCAGATGCCCGCCCCGACGCTACCAATCGCCTGGACGCCACCATCCACCGTGACGTAGACCGTGACGACGCCGACATAATCGAGGCCCGTCGAGGCATCGACCATCTGCGCGCCAATCACTTGTCCTGGCTGGTTAATAACCATGAGGAATCCGCGTGTAGTCTACACCCTCAGTGCGTTTCCGGCTGGGTTCGCGTGGGGCCAAGGAGCTGGTTACTATCGGCCGCCCATTCCGGCTTAAATCGCTGCACCAGCAAGATTGAGACGCTGGGCTCCCGCACGTTGCGGGCCTGCGCTGATTGGGGCACTGGTTTGGGGTTCGGCCAGTCCAGCGGCTTGACCGGCTTAAAGATGGGCAGCGAGAGCAGGCCCAGATCATTGAGCGTATGGCTCCCCTGCTGCGATTTGGCGCCCTGCGGGTTCGGCCAGTCGTGCTGATGCTTCGCTTGGCCTTGGGGAGCCGGCAGAAACACATTGAAATTATAGGGATCGGTGACGAATGCCGATTTCAAAATGGCGGGATTGACCCAATCTCGCTGTTTAAATGGGTCTTGCACCATGATCACGACGGGAAACACGATCGGATTCCGAATCGGCGGCGTATCCACCGTCGGCAATTGCGGCGCCTTCGGCCAGTCATATTGAATGAAGGCAGGACTCGTCTGATCCTGCATGTAATAAAACAGGTGCGTATCCGGCTTTAAGGGAAGTCTGGCGGGCGTGGGCCAGTCACGCAATTTAACGGGATCACCGATCGACAGCGGTGGGGGTAATAACAAGAGATTGCGAGGCACATCGTCCCGCATCAAGGCGCCCGGTGCGGACGGCACGGGCCAATCGCGTTGCTTACGTGGATCGTCCTTGGGTCCGATCTCTGGCCGATAATGATGCAGCCCAGATGGCCGCTGGCCCAATTGGGCGGGGGTCGGCCATTGATGATGAAAGTAAAAGGGTTGCTGCGCGGGGCCGGATGGAAATAAGAGAAGGTTCCAAGTCGGCGGCAACTGTGCGCTATTGGCGGCTGTCGTCGATAAGGCCGCAATCGCCGTGATGAGCGGCGCGCGGAAGATCGTCGCCATCTACATCACACTCGCCGCCCAGAGGTCATTAGGCGCGGGACCCACGACGAATTCATACGCGCCAATATCGAACGCCGAGCCTTGCGGCCGTGTCACGCCTAGAATGTCGGTCGTGTAGGCGTTCGTCGTGCCTGCATCAATCGCCGGACTGCCGACCGTCAATTGATAATTGTCGCTGGAGGGATTCACGAAGACCGGATTGACGCCCACGAGGTTCGTCACGTCCGAGGCGCCCGAGTCATTGACCACATTGACCGGCGTATTCAGATACACAATGTTATTTTCGAGCACGTGCCCAAACGTGCCAGATGTGGTATGGATTCCAAACATCGTATTATTCGTAATAGTGTTCTGATAGATGAGCACGGACCCCGTGCCACTCTCTGTATAAATGGCGGCATTGCTCCCCGCGTTGAGGCCGGTCAGGCGATAGACCACGTTGTTATAGACCTGTGCGCCCGTGCCTGCGCCGACATCAATACCCACGATGTAGTCACTTCCCGATCGCGTAATGTCATGCACGACATTATTGCTGGCAATGTTGTTATTCGCGCCAAAGACACTGTAAAAGTAAATCCCTACACCGCTCGTGTCATAAACGTTGCAGTGATCGACCACGTTGTCGGAGGTGTTCAGGAAAAACGCCGCCGAATAATCGCCAGCATCGCCCCCGCCATGCACCGTCAAATTGAGATATTCGCAATGGCCCGTCAGACCGGCAATTTCTGAGGTGCATTGAAACGTATTAAACGCCGCATTGCCTTCGTTGATCACGCCATTGATCGGGCCGACATATTCCCCGCCCGAGAAGCGGATATGATGCGGATTGCCGCCGGTCCACCCGCGCAGATAGATACACCCCTGCGTGATCCCCCGCGTGGCATCGACATTGATGCCGACGAATTGGATAAATTGCTGCGTCTGATCGAATTGAATCACGCAGGCGCCACTCGTGGGCGCCAGCCACACCGTCGCGCCCGTCGCCGCCTGGATCGTCGTGGGCGCCCCCCATGAACTGCCAGATGGCACGTTGTTCAGGATGGCGTCGTTATAGGTGCCGGCGCCGATGATGAGCGTATCCCCGCCCGCGAGCACGGCGAGCCCGCCGGACACGGTTTGCTTCGCGAGGGCGGGCGACGTGCCACTATTCGCATCATTGCCCGTCGTCGCGACGTAGAAGGTCGCCATTACATCACCGTGAAGGTCATGCCATTCGTCGGCGTGCCGTTGACCGTCACCGTGACGGCTCCGGTGGTTGCGCCCACAGGCACCGTCACTGTGATCGACGTGGTCGACCAGGCGGTCACGGTTGCCGCGGAGCCGTTGAAGCGCACGACGGAGGCATTTTGCCGGGCGCCCCAACTGCGTCCCGTGAGCGTGACCGTGGTGCCCACCGGGCCAGACGTCGTGCTGAGGCTTGTCAGTGTGGGCGGGCCTTGCAACGGATGCGGATACGTATAGGGCGTATAGCCAGGCATGGCCGTCGATGGACTCACAAAATAATCGCGATTGATCATCAGCCGCGCCGCGCTCGGCGCATCGTGCGGCACGACCGACAGTTGCGCGCCGTTCATAAGGTTATCCCAGAAATAGGCGGGTACGGAGAGTTGCGGGGGCGGCGAATAGGGCGGCGGACTCCCATTGAATGGCGTGCCAAAATCTCCGCCGCGTCCGGGTTGATCAAGACAGGGCCATCCGGTGGCGTCTTGGTTGCCATCCCAGGGCGACGTCCCGTCACACCCCAGCCACGTCCCAGGCCCGAGGTTTTCGACGGCCCGCACAATAGCGAGCTGGCCATTCCCATCGCCAAACGTTCCGGTCCATCGTGTGCCAAACATCACGCCAGTGCCGCCACGAATAGAAAACGGTTGCGCCACACTGAGCACTGATTGCGTGAGCGTATCGTTATAGATTTCCCACTTCCGACAGCCACGCGCCTGTCCGCGGGCCGGATGCATTTCTAGATACGTATCAACAACCGTGTTGTATCGGAACACGAACTTTCCGGCAAATTCGCAATCGATCGCATTCTGAAATGATTCCATGTGAAAGTCATTGTCTTCCACATACACGGCATCATCGGTACCGAGGCCGAGTGCGTCTGACCACACCGTCGCCCCACCATTTTCAGAGATATTGCCATCCGCGCCGAAACGGAAAACGAGGACGCGCATATCAATAAAGTGATTGTTATCGATAAGCCCTTTCAGTGGCGCGGACAACTGATTGGCCCCTGAAGCATTCGTGTTCGTCGCATAGACGCCGGCCGTATAGACGCTGACGTTATGCTGATGACATTCAAATGTGTTGTGGTCGATCCGCACGCCCGATCCACTGAACTTGACTTGCCCGCAGAGGAACCGAATCCCCGTGACGCGCGCCCCGACTGCGGCGTTGATATAGAGCGCAGTCTGCCCATTTGCCGCCGTCACGTCGATCGTTGTGGCCGTGCCGCCTGCGCCCTGCAATGTCACCGGCCATCCATCAGCGGTCGAGATCAATGGAGCACCGGCCGAGGCATGGGCGGGCCAGTCCGTGCAGGTGCCCGCCGGGATGATGACCGTCGCCGGCGATGTATGGCCCGCCGCATAGGCGAGGTTTTCCGCATTGACGACATCTTGCCAATTGCAACTGGCGGCGACAAATGTGCTTCCGCCAGTTGTCACCGTAAACGTAATCCCGTTACTCGTCACGCCCAGCACGAGAATCGTGACCAGCCCGGTCGTCGCGCCGGCTGGGACTGCCGTCGTTACGGAGGTATCAGACCATGCCGCATAGGACGTCGCCGGGACACCGTTAAAGAACACCAGACTGGAATTCTGCACCGCGCCAAAATGCAACCCGGTGAGCGTCACGGGTGTGCCGATGGGGCCGGAGTTCAGATTTAGGCTGGTGAGCACAGGCGCCACGGTCACAGTAAACGTGAGGTTATTGGACGTCTGGCCGAGCACCACGACATGCACCGGCCCGGTCGTCGCGCCGACCGGCACCGTCGTCACAATCGATGTTGCGCTCCAACTGGTCGGCGTGGCCACGATGCCGTTAAAGGTGAGCACAGAGGTGCCCTGTGTCGCGCCGAAGTTTGTGCCGATTACCGTCAGCGGGGTGCCCACCGGGCCACTCGTGATCGTCAGGCTCGTGAGCGTGGGCGGCGGTGAAGGGATAACCGTAAATGGCAGACCGACTGTCGACACGCCGCCGCGCACGACCACGACCGGCCCTGTCGTCCCTGCCGGTGGCACGAGCGCCGTAATAGAGGTGTTCGACCAGGCGATCGTGACCGCCGGGGCGCCGCTAAACGTGACGAGGCTATTTTCCTGAGCCGGGCCGAAATTGTTGCCCGTGAGGACCACCGAACTGCCCACCAGACCGGAGGTCGGCGCAAGGGTGGTCAGCGCCGGTATTTCCGGGCGGATAATGACTTGCCCCGGAGTGGACGGCGCGGCCTGCGCCCCCGCCAAGGCCAGCAGCGCCAGCACCGCGGCGAGGCGCATGGGGGTCAAAACGGCTCGTAGAGGATGTGCGCTGACATGGCCCCGGAGGTGCCCGTGTCGTTCTTTGCCGAGAGCGACATCTCGCCCAAGCTGGCCGTATTCCCCAGCCCGACTGGCCGCGCCTGGGTGTTGCTGTAGTTCAGCCTGACAATGCCGCCGAAAGCGTTGTAGGACGGCGTCAGGAGATAGCCCTGCGTCAGCCGCTGCGGCCCGGTGCTGGCCGCCGTGAACGTCACCACAACGGTAGCCAGTGTGCTGGCCGAGCCATCGAGCGGACGATCGGCAGCTGGTGCGGCGAGCGCCGTTGGCGTGACGGCAATCGTCGAGTGCAGCGCCAACACCATGTCATTGATGGACGAGGCAGACGCCTGCCCACCCATGTAGAGTTCTTCAATGGCCCAGCGCTGCGTGCCGCTGCCGCCCTTCATGGCCATATAGGTGGCGTTGGCCATCGTGCTGGTATCGGCCGTGTTCGTCGGCGTGAATGTGGTAAAGGTGAAGGTGCGCAGAGCCATTAGAGCGATCTCCTTTTATCAAGCACGAGGTCTAATTTGCCGTCGCCGCAGGCGTCGATCAGCTCCTGCACTGTGAAGCAGGCATTGGTGGCGTGGTAGGTCGCTTCGCAGGCGCGACAGATATAGCGGGCGCATTTCGGGCATCGGCCGAGCGGCACCGTGCGACTGGGGTTCAGGATGACGTTCCGCTGGCAGTGATTGCAGACATGCAAGGCGGATTCAAACGTGCGACCCTCTGGCACCTCCGGCGTGCCAGGGGAATTCCGATGGTCAATGAGAATGACGCCTTCGTAGGACCGTTGGGAATGGATGGGCATCAGGCGATCCGCTGCTTCGGCGGGATGATGACGTTCGGCACCGTCGCCACCTGCATCGTCACGGCAATGGCATTTGGGCCGGTAAACGTAAACGCCACGAGGGTATAGTTCGTTTCGGCCGCCGTGGGGAAATAGTTATACAAGCCGTTGCCTTCCACCTGAATGGACCCGAGTCCCAGCGCCTGCGTGCCCCCGTCGCCCGTCACATAGACGGTTACGACGCCCGCGAAGGGGGAGCCGTTGCCGACGTCAAGCATTTCCGCGCCAATCACTTGACCGGCGACCCCTTTAACCATGAAAGCGCGTGTAGTGTAACACCTTAGTGCGTCTCCGGCTGTGACTTCGACGGCCCGAGGAGCTGATTGCTGTTCGCCGCCCATTCGGGCTTGAAATGCACAATGGCGCTGTCATTCCGGCGCGGCTTCACGGATTGCGCCGACCAGTTCGGTTGCCATTGCAGCATGATGGTGCTGAGATTCGCGCCACGCAGCGGCATGGCCGGCGCCGGGGCCGTGCCCGTCGGCAGCGTGGCGATCATCGTCGGCGCGTGTTGCGCCGGCCAGGCCTGCGCCCACTGGCTGACGAGGACGATCGTTTCCGTGACCGACAGGAATGATGATGGCGCCGGCGGCGTCCCTGGCGACGGCTGAATCACGGCAATCGGCCGCCGCTGCGCGGCCCACGCTGTCGGCCATGAACCGACTATCTCCGAGATATCGGAGGCGCTGAGCGGGCCAATACTCGGCGGGGCGCCTTGGCCCTGCACCACGACCACGGGGCGGGCCTGCGCAGGCCACGCCGTCGGCCATGCGTTGACCAGCTCCGATAGTTCGGCGGCGGTGGCTGGTCCTTGTGGCCCCGGTGAATTACCCGTCGAGGGCTGGACAACCACGATCGGCCGTGACTGCGCGGCCCATGACGTCGGCCACGTCCCAATAGTGAGGAACAGATTGATCTCGCCCATCGGCCCAATAGGCGTAGGTTGATTGACCGGCGGCGGCACGAACCATGCCGCGAGTTTAGGCGGACTCTGAGCCGGCCAATCCGTGAGCCATGACCGTTGAATGGCAAGATCGGTGACGCTGAGCGGGCCTTGGATTGGCGGCGGATCGCCCGTCAACGGCTGCACGAGGGTCGTTAAACGCTGTGGCTGACTCCAGCCGATCGGCCACGCCTGCACAATCGCGCGATCAGTCGATGTCAGTGGCCCGATGCTCGGCGCTGATGCAGTCGTTTGCACAACAGCGATGGGGCGCGATTGCGCCGACCATGTCTGTGGCCATGTCAGCCAGATCTGGGCAAGTTCAGATGCCGATAGCGGGCCTTGCGGAGACGGTTGATCCCCACTGGACGGCTGCACGAGTGAGATGAGTGCTTGCGGCTGCGCCCATCCGAGCGGCCATGAGCCCACCAGTGATTGCCGCACGGGAGGCGGCAGATCGCCCGTGCGGAACGTCGCAATGAGCGTGGGCGCATGCTGGGCGGGCCAATCCTGCGTCCAAGCTCGCTGGATCGCGATCTCCGTTGGCGTGGTCGGGCCAACGACCGGAGGCTGATCTGGATTATCTGGCGCAATCGTCCACGTCGTAACAACTTCAATATCGATCGCGTCATACCACGCCGACAGGAGGCTGCCCGGCAATCGAACAGCCGGCAAGAACGTCGATGCACCAGTCGGCGGGGGAATGACGGCGGCATTTATGGGTGGCTTCTGCGCCGGCCACGTATCAGGTGCCCAATTTGTCGTTGCAAGTCGATAGGTCTGGCGCGGCGGCGGTTGCTGCCCATAGACGAGGGTCAGCGGCGCGATCTTGTTCTGCTGATTGTTCGGCGCTTGCAGGCGTGGTTCTAAGGATGTCGGCCATGCCGCCAACACGGCCACCATTGCCAATGTGGCCTGCACTTGACGCAGCGGGGGCTGATCGCCCGTTGAGGGCTGCGGCTCATGCGGAATCGGCGGCGCATAACTGGCCGATCCTTGTGAAGGCGGAGTCGGCGGATAGAAAAAGGCCATGCTATTGCGTCAGAATACCCACCATATACGTCTGATACGGCACAAAGACCGGCGGCGCCCCACTCGTCGGCCGCATGGCAAAGGAAAAGGACTCATACCAGAACAGGGCTGATGTGACGTTGACCGTCCCCGTCGCGCCAGCCGTGCTGATCGTTTTTGAGAACGCCACCCAGGCCGCCACGTTCCCCGTTTCACTCACATAGCCAGTCGGGGCGGTATACCCTTGGTTCTGGTGCTGGTTGTTCAGCGCGATGATATGCACCGCGCCATTGGTGACAGTGGTAATGGACGGAATCGCGAGCGGAGACGAGGGGTTAAAGCCGAAATCCGTCCATGCGCTGTCGTTGACATCAATCGGCGTAGTACCGTCAGTGCCAGACCATTCCGACAGATAGATCGTGGTCGTGCTCGTGTTGGTCGTCCACGTCCACGTATAGGAGGTCGGCTCAGCGCCGCCAGCGACCTTGTAGGCCACGACAACGCTATATGAGCCCGGCGAGTAGTTCAGTTGCGGCAGCGCCGTCCAGCCGCTTGGATGAGTGATCGTATGCGGTTGGCTGTCCGTAAAAAACAGCGCCCAGAGCAGATTCCCACTCGTCGGCGTGGCGCCCAGCGTCCCGCTCGTAGCCGAGGTTAGGTTCTGGAACCCATCGCGGTAGACGTCCTGTACCTTGGCGATCGCCATTAGGGGGACAACAGGAGATCGATGTTTTGGACGAGCGGCGGATAGCCCATCGGGAGATTCACGCCGCTAAAGTCTACGGTATTCGTCCCGCTCGTCAAATCGGCAAACGTAATCGGAATGGCGAGGCATAAATACCCGCCGCACCCGGCGTCGTTAATGAGCATCGAGACTTCGTCTGACGTCAAGAGACGTGTGCGAAATGTGCCGCCATTGAATTTGTATTTTAGCCCCCATGTCGTATCCGGGGTGGTCGCGACGGTCTGCACGAAGAGATTGAGCGTCAGCAGCGCCGACGACATTCCAGAGAGATTCACAGTCCCCGTAAACGTCAGCGGGCTAATGAGCGCCGTTGGACTCCACACCCCCACGGCGCGGTTGGTCCCATCCGAAACCTCGTAGCCGAGATTGCGATAGGTATAGGGATAATCATTCTCCGTCGTATCCGTTGAGGTGCCACTGGTCGTATTGTCTGGAATCTCATAGGCTCGAGGCGCCGACAACAGCGGGCCGTCAAAACTGACATTATCCCAATGATAGACATGGCTGGCGGACGCGGCAGCATATTTCACGGACGCATGATTCCGCGCGCCAAGATGCACATACCCGCGCGTAAATGGTAAGGTCATGGGCGCCGAATAGATCAAACGAAAATTGCTGAATGTGAAACCGTCCGGCGAATAGTCCGACATGCGCACCTCGACCAGCGTCGTCGACAGGCGCACTTCGATCCTGTTCAGCTTGTCTTGTAATACGGTTGGCCGGCTCGTGCCTGTGACCGTGACGGTCGGACTCAGTACCGTTTTCGCGAAGGTCGTATAGACATGCGCCGTCCCGATCGTCGTATAGCCGGTCGCTGTATCAGACCATGAGAGCGCGAGCCCGTTTTTCGGCAATGGTCCCGTTTCATCATTATCGACAATGTGAAACGATGGACAGGGCACGGGTTCATCCGTAAAATCCATTTGGATATATGTCCACAGCGCATTGCCACAGACCGCATCCACATCGAATCGAATCGACCCCGCACGGCCGGCAATATCGAACGGCTGCCGGATCATATAACTGTGATTCCCGTAGTTCTGGATCACAATACCTGACATGAGCGTCCCTGGATTCGTCGAGGTGCCATCGCAGATGAGGGAATCATCTGGCGGGTAGACGCTGGTCCCTCCGGCAAACGTCGCACGGCAGGCCGCTGGAATCGTTGCGGGTCGCGTCTTATTCACACGATCGGTGCTGATGCCATTCGCGGTCAGCCGGCCCACGCCCCAGATTGTCGGGTCCAGATCGCCGGCCCTCCCCCGCGTGGCCGAAGGTTGGCTGAATGTTTCGAGAAATGTAGGCACGAAGGGCACCGCGCCACGGCCGCGCGTCGTCCGCAGGTAATACAGCATTAGACGCCGGTCCCTGTAAACGTCGTCACGCTATTTGGCGCGAGACTGGCCGTAAAGATATTGCGCACGACGGGCACGGTCGACAATGTCACGAGATTATTCGAGGCATCCGTGAGGTGCGGCGTCATCGTCGGCGGCGTCGAGCCGAGCCCCAGCAATCCCACTTGTTTCGTCACGGTCGTGCCATTGGTATTAATCGCCACGAGCACACACTGTCCGTTGCTCGGATTGCGATACGCCGTGAGTGATACACCGCTGACGGTTCCCAACGTGCCGACGCGCACATATCCCGGCCGCACAAACTTACTGAAATTCCCCATCACGAAAAACCGTTTCGTAGTCGGCACAATATCGTTGTTATCGCCAATCAAGCCTTGATTCGACGCATCATGGCCATAAATCCACCACCAATGCCACGCATTGACTTGGCTATTTGCGATGCAGTCGTGAATCCAGCCGGCCACAGTGAGCGCATTCGCCATACTGCCGTCGAAGGCTTCGAAGGACGACATCTCCGTTTGCCAGTTCGTATGCCCAGCAATGGCCGATGTCGTGCCGCCATATTGATGCCAGGCGCAAATATCGAGATACGGCGCGGCCGTGCCATCGGCTTGTACCGCGCTGACATAGCCAGGATTGAGCGAGGCGGCGGCCGGCTCCGCCAGAATTAACCGAGGCCGAGGAGAAAGCGCCGCCAATTTCGGCCCCAGCACCTTGACGAAGTTCGTCATTTCAGCGGTCGTATAGAGCATCGACTCATACGACGCCGTAAAATCTGGCTCGTTTTGAATCGAGAGCGCATAGAGCGTAACGCCCGCATTTATGACGATATTCGCTTGAAAGCCCGCGAGACGTGTCGCCCAATCGTCATAGTTGATGACGAGTAAATGACCGCCGCCGGTTTCGCTGCCATTGTCTTTCCACGCCGCCGGGCCGGTCCAAGGCGTGGCCCAAATGAGCGCCCCGCGTGCCGCCGCCTTCGTCAGATTGGAATAGGCGCCACGGAAGAGGGTGCCATCGCTGGCGATATCCGTGCGCAGAAATGTCAGGCCGATCTGACCTGGGCCATTGAGAAAAAACAAATCCGCCCAGGCATCCGTCAGCGGGACAAAGCCCAGATAGGCATCTGAGGCGCCAAACCCATCTATTGTTTGCTGGACATTCCCGAAATCCATTGTGAGATCGGGCGCAAAGACGGGGTCCGCAACGTGACTGCGCGTCTGCCGGATTTGATAGGTGCCCATCAGCCCGGAACCGATGGGCACCCAGAGGGATTAACCGATTTCGCGATACGCCACACCCCACGACCACGCCGTGAGCGTTGATGGCGTCGACGTGAACTGGAGGAAGTTGCCCGACGTGCAGCCCGGCATCGCCAGCATCGTTTCGGCCGGCGTGGGCACCCAGAGCCAGCCGTTCAGCACGTTGAAGTTGTCCCAATAGATTTTGACTTCCGTGCCGCCACCGTTGGCCGAGCTGTTGACCCCGCAGGTGCCCGCGGCGCCTGACGTGCCGCCCACGAGGTTGGCAGTCGGCAGGCCCAGCGAGGTCTTCGCGGGCGTGGCACTGACCACGGTCGGAAAGACAGTCAGTTTCGTGCCGAGGGCAACCCCCTGTTGGGCGCTGGTCGCATTGGCCCGCTGGCTGACCCATGCGCGGAGAATTTCGTAGCCGGGCACCGAGGCACCGCCGGCTGACGGATTCATGAAGACCAACTGCGGCGCCGCCACCACGGTCTGGTTGTCGACGGAAATCGTATAGGTGCGGTCAGCCACGGGAGACTCCTTTTACTGCGATGACAGTTCGCCAGCCATGACAAACGTCTGGCCCGGCCGTTCGTAATCGATTTCCTGCCCCGTGCGCGCGTCCAGACACTTCAACCGCTCAACCTGCCCTGTCCCGTTGCATTTCGGACAGTCGATCGTGAGGTCTTCCCCGGTCAGCCGGTTATAGCCCAGCCACATCTTGCCGGGATGCCGTTTGTAATCGCTGCAGGCGATACACTTCATCCAGCCCACCGGAATCATGATGACGGGCACGGCTTCCTGAGCCATTACGCGCTCTTCGCCTTCTTCGGCTCAAACGAGGCCAGCACAGCTTCCAAGTCTTCGGCCGAGAGTTCAGCCATCTGTTCCTGAATCGCGTTCATGCGGGCTTTCTTCTGCCCATCGATGACCAGCGCGCGATCCGCGGGGCTCAATCGCTCGAGCATCAGGCGAATCGTCTCGGACTGATCCACAACGGCCGTGCCTGGGTCCATCTCGAGAAAGCCCTGCGCCAGCATCCGTTTGTGTTCCGGCTCGCTCTGCACGGTGATCTCTTCGCCGTCAGCACTCCAGAGCAGGCGCGGATAGGGAAACGTCTTGCCGGCATCCGGGTTGTTGCGTGGCCCTTCGACCGACCAGAAGAACGTGGGCCGCGGGTCGTCCTTCGTCGGCAGCAGTCGCAGATCATGCAACTGCCGCGGGCGGAACGGTGAGCGCCCGCCTTGCAGATCCGCCGTGTTCAGCGAGCCGTCTGCAATCGCCGCCCGAATTTCTGCGAGCAGTTCAGCATTCAGTGCCATTAGTA